GTTATAGCTCATCTTCTTATGCGCCAAGTTCATCTGGTTATAGCTCATCTTCTTATGCGCCAAGTTCATCTGGTTATAGCTCATCTTCTTATGCGCCAAGTTCATCTTATAGTTCACCAAATTCAGGTTCTTATTATAGTTCATCTTCTTATGCGCCAAGTTCATCTGGTTATGGTTCATCTTATGGTTCATATTCATCATCTACGCCAAGTTCAGGTTCATCTGGTTATGGTTCAGGTTCATCTAGTTATGGTTCAAGTTCATCTGGTTATGGTTCAAGTTCATCTGGTTATGGTTCAGGTTCATCTGGTTATGGTTCAGGTTCATCTGGTTACGGAGGGAAAAAATCCAAGAAATCTTATAATAATAAAAAAAGAAAATCTAAAAAAACTAGAAGAAAATAAATTTATATATCTTGTGAATTATTATATTTTACAAAACATATAATCAACAAAGTTAAAACAATGATATTAATAGAACAAAGATTTATATCTTCCATCTTATCATTATAGTCATATTTTGTATCAAAAACAGTATCCCAAAATATTATATCATAATTAGTATTATAATCTATATGATGATGTTTATGCGATATAGGTTTTATAATATCATAATTAATCATATGAACAGTAGCATAAAATAATCCCCAAAGCAAACACACATAATAATTCAAATGTTTAGTAAAATAAATAAAAACAAAAAATAATCCTGTTTGAGTTAAAAAATTAATTATAAATTCATATATTTTGTTATTTAATCTTTTATTAATGGAACTATCGTGATGAATATTTTTATGAAAATCAAACATACTACAAAATGCAATAGTTATTGCGTTTAACACTGAATTACGAGTAAAGTAGTTGTTTAATTTGGAATAGTATTCAAGTAAATCCAATTTATGTGATAAATAATGAACAAAATAACCCTTAAAAGATATATACAAGAATGAAATAATACACCATATAAAACTAGAATTTGTATAGTGTGAAATTATATACAAACAAACAATCAATGATGAATAAAAAATATAATTTATCTTAAATGATTTTAATAACAGGTCTTCATTATCATCTTTTATTTCATTTAAACTAATATCATCTTTTATTTCATTTAAACTAATATCATATTTTATTTCATTTAAACTAGAATCTTGTTTCATATTTATTTACTATTATTTATTAATTATAAAATTATTATTCGTTTTATACTAAAATAGTAATTATCACTCTATTTTAGTAAATATGTTGATTTCTAAAGAAAATAAAAAACAATTTTACAACTGGGCAGTAAAATTATTGAAAAAATTAAATATTGAAGACAAATCATTAGGTTTCGTTATTAAAGCAATTCATTTCAATATTCCTGCGTTTTTAATGTTATTCATGGTTTATGGTTCAAAAACTTTAAACATATTGATTGTATTGTATTTATTATCAATATTAGCATTATTCTATTTATTTGATGGATGTTTTTTAACAAAAATAGAAAAAAAAATTGACGGCGATGACTTAACTATTATTGATCCTTTATTGGAATTTTGTAATATCGATAAAACACATGAAAATCGTTTCAAAATTTCAATATATATATTCTTCACATACTTTTCAATTATATTATTTGTTTTTTATTTGCGTTTTTATTCTAGTTATGAATCTACCAATTTTTTCGATAATTATTTTGACTTAATTGGTTACGCATTTAAATACTATGTATTAAGTATGTTTACAACTTTAGAAAGTGACAATAAACTTATATAATATCAAATCTCATCAGTTTAAAAGTAATTAAGGATGAAATTTTACTTACAATTACACACCATATATTAATAACGGTTTCTAATTGAACCTCATAATAATGGTCACATTGATGCGAAATACCAAGACTCTTTAAAAATTTATTTTTATCAGCAATACCGCTAGTTCCTAAGTATTTTTGTTCATACATTGTTATAGGACAATCGTGTAAAATCACCATTAAAATTAAATCCAGTGTTACAATAATCAATAAAATGGTTAAATAATGTATATTTTTACTAAAAAAAATTACTAGACCACACATGGTCATAATAAACAAATGAATATAATAATAATATGACCCGATTACACTGTCTGTAATATATGGACCTAAATATTGAGATATGTTACGTATATTATTATCTTTTAATTTTTTACTTATGGTTTTGTCTTTTTTTACCTTTTTATCTTTCTTTTCTTTTTTGTCTTTCTTTTCTTTTTTGTCTTTCTCATCTTTACAAAAAACGTCCCTCAATTTTTTACACTTTTTACCCATTTTATATTATTTTTACAATAATATAAAAATTAATATTAAACTAATTTTTCATTATTTCGCAAAAACATGGAGATTATTGTAAATATATTTATGCGTCAATTACAATATTTTTTGATCCCTTCTTTACATTCGAAATCTTCTTCTTCTTAGGCTTCTCGTCATCCCCCATCATCATTCGAAGTCTTTCTTCTAAAAATGTTCCATAAATGTCCTTCAAAACAACCAACTCTTCGCTCCAAATTTGTGCAGGTTCCTTTTTTTTAGTGTACTCTAATTCTGTCATCTTAGTACCGTGCTCATTAAATATTTTCTCTACATTTTCCTCAGTAACACAGTCCATTGGCAACTTTACTAAATATTTATACTCATCATCATCATCAATAATTGCGTAGCCTTTTTCTTGTAACATTTGAATAACTTGCTCCTTCTTCTTCTTACGTAAATCAATGGTCCCATCAAGATTTTCTTTAATATACTTTGCCTTATTCGAAAGCAATAATAGCTCACGCTCCAAACTATTGATTACATATGCCTTTCGAACTTCATACATTTTCAATCTTGTCTCGAAATAATCATCAATTATTTCCTCGACTTTATTATACTTTTTCAACTTATCTTCCGCATCAAATAAATGCATATTTGTATTTGTATTTGTAGTATACAGTTTCAATAATTTCTCTAATCCATTACAGTTATGATCCGCAATAGTAGCTTCAAGCTCCTCAATCTTCCCTTTCGGGAACGTTACTGTAAAATCAATAATTGTATCTCTGCTCATATCATCATAATCTTTAATAAACGCATTTATTTTCTTACCGTCTTTATCTTGTCCCGGTTCAATTAAATATTCAAGATGTTCCTTAAAATTTTCTGTCCAGAAACCCACAGGAAGCTCAGTAACCCTTATTTTATCAGTCCCGACTTTTTCATATTTTCCTTTAATTAAGAACTTAGAATCGTTTATTTTTTCAATAGTGCCTTGAAATCCATCATAATGTGGTATAAAATCTTCGTCGTAAACAATCTGTAATTTAGCACCTATTTTAGCGCTTAATTTACAATTCAAATATTCGATTATTTGGAGCGGATTATAACACATAATATCTGTGCTGAAACCAGTTCCAATACCCTTTGACCCATTTACTAGAATCATCGGAATAATTGGCGCATAAAACAGTGGCTCGACCGGTGTTCCATCATCATTTAAATATTTCAAGATATTATCATCCGCAGCAGGAAATATAGTGCGTGTGATTTTCTCTAATCTAGTAAATATATATCTTTCAGATGCCGCGTCATCTCCGCCTTGAATTCTCGTTCCAAATTGTCCAGAAGGAAACAATAAATTAATATTATTTGCCCCGACAAAATTCTGCGCCATGCCTTTAATGGCTTGATTTAAACTTGCTTCACCATGATGATAACACGAATTCTCAGAAACATAACCACTAAATTGCGCTACTTTTATCTCGGTTGTTAAATTCTTCTTGAAAGCCGCAAATATTATTTTCCTCTGACTAATCTTGAGACCATCCATTAAATTTGGAATACTTCGATCACAATCGTATTTCGAGAAATGAATTAATTCCTTATTAATAAAATCTTCATAAGAGACGTTTTTATGTGTTGTATTTAAATACGACTCACGGTCATAATCTTCTAGCCAATCCTTTCTGTCATCCGCACGTTTCTTATTGAAAACCATATCAATTGCGTCATCACTCGTTTTTCCATTATGTTCAAATCCGACGAATTTCTTGTGCTGGAAATACTCCTTAAACTCCTTGCCAGTACTGGTTCCTAAACCTTTATAATATTTAATATTCCATCCCTTAGTATTATTTGCCTGTTTCCACGTTTCATATTCACCTTCATTGTAAAACATCAATTCTTGAGTGCCTTTTCGTGCCTTTAAAATAGGCGTATTCATAAATCCAATAAATCCAGGAATCTCGGCCAAACTCGGCCATTCAGTTTGGAATAAATTAATCCCTAGACCTTTAATATGACTCCCATCTAAATCCTGATCGGTCATAAATAATACACGACCATATCTTAAACTCTTTGATACATCTTCCATATTTTTATATTCTTTACCTGTCTCTAATCCAAGGATTTTCTTGATTTCGGCAATTTCCTTATTTTCAGCCACTCTTTTTACGCTTTCACCGCGAACATTCATGATTTTACCTTTCATTGGATACACGCCAATAGTGTTTCTATCTTCTGAAGATAACCCAGATATAATACCTGCTTTAGCTGAATCACCTTCGCAAAATATAATGGTTGTATCACACGATTTTTCAGTTCCAGCCCAGTTTGCATCGGTCAGCTTAGGAATTCCTCTAATTGTCTTGCTTTTAATTCCATCGGTTTTCTTTGCTGCCTTGTTTTCCTTTACTTCTGTAATCGCACAAGCGGCATCCATTACACCCATCTTTGCCACCTTTTCAATGAATTTATCGCTGACTTCACACTTTGACCCGAATTTAGAGGACGGTGTATTCATAAAATCCTTGGTTTGACTATCAAAAGCTGGATTCTCAATATCACACCGAATAAATAACATAATTTGTTCTTTAATGCTATTCGGGTTTACTTTTACCTTCTTCTTTTTCTCAATAAAGTCTACCAATTTTCTAGTAATTTGATTCAAAATATACTCAACGTGCTTTCCACCTTTCGCAGTATGAATGCCATTTACAAAAGAGATCTGTATAAACTCATTACTCGGTGTCAACGCTACGGCATATTCCCATCGGTCTCCGGCATCTTCATATACTCTTGGCGCAGCACTTTTATCACCTATATAAAGGTCAATGTATTGCTGAAAATTTTTCACTGGAACTAGTGCCGAATTATACTTGACCTTTAAATTTTTATCGGTTACTGCTCCCACATCATAAACACGCTTCTTTAAAAGAGCAATTAAATCGGGTGTTAATCCGGCAATACCGAGTCGCTTATAATCAGGCTTGAATGTAATTTTAGTATAAGGTTTTGTTTTACATTTAGTAATAGACGGTTTACATATTTCGTCTAAATTATTATTGAATTCTTGTCTATATTTAAGACCACGAACATGATCAACAGTTTCAATAGATCCATATGTCGACCATATAAGAACTAATTTGAAACCGAAACCGTTTTTTCCTCCTACGATTTTTTTTTCGTCTTTGTTGTAATTTGTGGATGTTCTAAGATGACCGAAAATTAGTTCTGGGATCCAAATTTTATATTCAGGATGTTCCGCTACATCAATACCATTGCCATCATTTGTCATAGTAATTGTTCCGTCTGGGTCAATAGTTATGTCAATATTTGTAACAGGTAGCGCATTTTCTTGACCATTTGCTACTGCTTGAGCCATTCTTACAACATGGTCCCGGCAATTTACGATTCCTTCATCGAAGAGCTTGAAAAGACCGGGAATATAACTGATATTTTTTTCGATAATTTTGCTGTCATCTTCATTTAATAACCAGACTTCAGAATCAACCTTTTCAACAGACCCGATATAAGTATCCGGATTATCTAATATATGTTGTTTATCTGTCTTTTGCTGATACTTATCAGTTAAAATTTGATTTTCTTTAGAAGCGCTCATTGTATACTAATTATACTTTTCATGTTTCTATATAATTTTATTCAATTTTATTTTTTATAAAAAGATAATTTTATTTACAATATTTTTAGTAAAAAATAAAATTTATATCTATATATAATGTCATTTACTATTAATTATGGAACTTATACTCTAAAATATACTCCAAGTGGGTCGGCTGTTTCACTTATAGGCTATACAGGTTCTCCGCAAAATATAAGTCTTAGTTCAACAATTACAAATGGATCAAATACATATACTCTTACATATATAAATATAAGTGCGTTTCAGTTTTGTACTAATTTAACTAGCATAAATATTCCTTCTTCAGTGACAAATATAGGTAATTATGCTTTTAGTAATTGTATTAATTTAAGAAGTGTTACAGTTAATTCTTATATTTCCAATTTTGGTTATGCTTTTTTTGGATTAAATAATATTGGATTACAAATTACATTTAATTATAATGATATAATTCCAATTGGTGCTTGTAATGGCAGAACTAATATGACGAATGTTGTATTTGGACCTATAACAGGTATAGATGATTACGCATTTGATAATTGCTCTAGTTTAACAAGTATAACTATTCCTGCCAGTGTTACAAGCATTCTAGAAAGTGCTTTTGCTGGTTGTACTAATTTAATAAGTGTTACTTTTAATGGTAATATACCAATTATATCAACTGGTAATTTTGGTATAACAGGCGACACTGTTAATTATAAGATATATGCTACAAATCAGCAAAATTTTCAAGGTTTATTTACAAATTATGTTCCAATAGCTGCTACTTATACATTTGAATATGTAATATATAATTTCTTAGATAGTAGCAATGTTTCAGTAACAGGATTTTCTAGTCCACCAAATCCATGGAATTTAGTTATACCTTCATCAATTACATACAATTCAAATATATACAATGTTGTAACCATTAGTTTAAACGCATTTAATGGTTGCACACCTTTAGCGAGTGTAATTATTCCTTCTTCAGTATTATTTATTGATGTAAATGCTTTTACAGTTTGTAATAGTTTAACTAGCATAAATATTCCTTCATCAGTGACAAATATGGGAAATTATGCTTTTTCTAGTTGCATTAAATTGGTTAACATTACTGTTAATTCTTATATTCCAAATTTGGGAGTAGCATTTTTTGGATTAAATAATATTGGATTACAATTTACATTTAATTATAATGATATAATTCCAGATGGTACTTGTAATGGTAGAAGTAATATGACTAGTGTTATAATTGGTCCCTATATAAAAAGCATAGGCAGTGTTGCCTTTCAAAATTGTAGTAGTTTAACAAGTGTTTCGATTCCTGCCAGTGTTACAAGCATTCTAGAAAGTGCTTTTGCTGGTTGTACTAATTTAATAAGTGTTACTTTTAATGGTGATATACCAAATATATCAAGTGGTAATTTTGGTATAATAGGTGACACTGTTAATTATAAGATCTATGTCCAAAACCAGCAAAATTTTCAAGGTTTATTTACAAATTATGTTACAACAGCTTCTACTTACACTTATTATAATGTAATATATAATTTCTTAAATGGCAGTAATGTTTCAATAATAGGATTTGTTAGTCCTCCTTCTAAGTGGGATTTAATTATACCTTCATCAATTACATACAATTCAAATATATACAATGTTGTAAACATTGATTCAAACGCATTCAAATTATGCTCTACTTTAACAAACATACAAATACCTAATTCAGTAACTAATATAGGTTCAAATGCGTTTCAAAATTGTTCTAGTTTAAAAAATATAAATATTCCAAACTTAATAACTAATATAACCTCATTTGCGTTTCAAAATTGTTATAGTTTAAAAAATATAATTATACCCAATTTAGTAACTAATATAGATGTAAGTGCGTTTCAATCTTGCTCTGGTTTAACAAGTATAAACATACCCAATTTAGTAAATAATATAGGAACAAGTGCGTTTCAATCATGCTCTGGTTTAAACAACATAATTATTCCAAATTCAGTAACTAATATAGGAACAAGCGCTTTTCAATCTTGCTCTGGTTTAACAAGTATAAATATACCTAATTTAGTAAATAATATAGGTGTAAGTGTATTTCAATCTTGCTCTGGTTTAAACAGCGTAATTATTCCAAATTCAGTAACTAATATAGGAACAAGCGCTTTTCAAAATTGTTCTGGTTTAACAAATATAAATATATCAACTTCATTAATCAATATAGGTGTAAACGCGTTTCAATCTTGCTCTGGTTTAAACAGCGTAATTATTCCAAATTCAGTAACTAATATAGACACAGGTGCCTTTCAATTATGCTCTGGTTTAACAAATATAATAATTCCTAATTTAGTAAATAATATAGGTTCAAATGCTTTTCAAAATTGCTCTGGTTTAACAAATCTAATAATTCCTAATTTAGTAAATAATATAGGTTCAAATGCTTTTCAAAATTGCTCTGGTTTAACAAGTATATCAATACCTAGCAGTGTTACAATCATTCAGACAAGTACGTTTCAAAATTGTAATTCTTTATCAAATGTTATTTTTAATGGTGATATACCAAATATATCAAGTGGTAATTTTATAATAGCAGGAGACACCGCTTATTATAATATATATGCTAAAAATCAAGAAATTATTCCTAGTTTTTTTTCAAAAAGTGTATTTTTTACTTACACTTATCAAAATGTAATATATAACTTCTTGGATAGAAGTAATGTTTCCATAGTTGGATTTGAAAATCCAACACCAAATCCATGGAATTTAATTATACCTTCATCAGTTACATACTATTCAAGTGTATATAGTGTTGTAGATATTAGCTCAAACACATTTCAAAATTGCTCTGGTTTAGCAAGCATATCAATACCAAATAGTGTTACAAATATCGGATTATCTGCGTTTAATAATTGTAGTAATTTAATAAATGTTAGCTTACCAAATAATATTAAAATTTTAAATAATACGGTTTTCTTTAATTGTATTAGTTTAACTAGTATAACTATACCCAATTCAGTAACTAATATAGGCACAAGCGCATTTCAAAATTGCGACTCTTTAACTAGTGTCACATTTAATGGTGATATACCAAATATATCAACTGGTAATTTTACAATAACAGGAGACACTGCTTATTGTAATATATATGCTAAAAATCAAGAAATTATTCCTAGTTTTTTTTCAAAAAGTGTATTTTTCACTTACGCTTATCAAAATGTAATTTATAATTTCTTAGATAGCAGTAATGTTTCCATAGTTGGATTTTCAAATCCAATACCAATTCCATGGAATTTAATTATACCTTCATCAATTACATACTATTCTGCTGTATATAATGTTGTTGATATTAGTTCAAACGCATTTCAAAATTGCTCTGGTTTAAATAGTATAATCATTCCTTCTTCAGTAACTAATATAGGTACAAGCGCGTTTCAAAATTGTGATTCTTTAACTAGTGTCACATTTAATGGTGATATACCAAATATATCAAGTGGTAATTTTGGAATACAAGGAAGTACCGTGTATTATTACATATACGTTACAAACCAGCAAAATTTTCAAGGTTTATTTACCTACTATGTTCCATTTCCTTTTACTGATCAAAATGTAATTTATAATTTCTTAGATAGCAGTAATGTTTCCATAGTTGGATTTTCAAATCCAACACCAAATCCATGGAATTTAATTATATCTTCATTAATTACATACTATTCTGCTGTATATAATGTTGTTGATATTAGTTCAAACGCGTTTCAAGGTTGCTCTGGTTTAACTAGTATAATTATTCCTTCTTCAGTAACTAATATAGGGACAAGCGCATTTCAAAGTTGTCCTAATTTAACTAGTGTAACTTTTAATGGTAATATACCAACAATTGGTTCTGGTAATTTTGGAATACAAGGAAGTACAGTGTATTATTATATATATGTTACAAACCAACAAAATTTTCAAGGTTTATTTACCTATTATGTTCCATTTCCTTTTACTTATAATAATGTAATATATAATTTCTTAGATAGCAGTAATGTTTCCATAGTTGGGTTTTCAAATCCAACACCAATTCCATGGATTTTAATTATACCTTCATCAATTACATATAATTCAAGTCTATATAATGTTGTCGATATTAGTTCAAACGCTTTTCAAAATTCTTCTAGTTTAATAAGTGTATCAATAGACAATAGTGTTACAAATATCGGTTCCAATGCGTTTAATAATTGTAGTAATTTAGCAAATGTTAGTTTACCAAATAATATTACAATATTAAATGAGAATATTTTCTATAATTGTTATAAGTTAATCAATATAATAATACCATATAGTGTTACAAAAATTAGTTCAAATGTATTTAAAAATTGTAGAAATTTAACTAGTATATTTATTCCTTCATCCGTCATATACATTGAGCAACAGGCTTTTTTTGGTTGTATTAGTTTAGTAAGTGTTACATTTAATAGTAATATACCAACAATTGGTTCTGGTAATTTTGGAATACGCGGAGACACAGCGTATTATTATAATGGTGCCTTGAATACAGATATTTTATCATCTTTTTTTACTAATGTTGAATGTATTGATTGTCCACAACCAGAAAAGCCGTGCGTATTGAAATGCGATAAAAATAAATGGGATAAGTTTAAATTTACATCTGTTGGAAACAACCCAAACATTTCATATAAACAGCAAATGTCTATAAAAATAAACAACACTCTTGGTGGAAATGTTCATTATGGTGGTTATTATTTAGGAAAACCAGTTCAAGTTAATTATTTAGGACGAACGGAAGGACAACCCGGAGGTAGCGGGGCGCCATTAAGAAATAGATTTTGATTATTTAATTATTTAATTATTTAACCTTTTAAAATTATAAAATTATTTTTTCTCTGATAATTTTATAATGACAAAGTTTTCTAGAACTTCAACTGGTAAATATTCTGTTCAAGGTAAAACATTTGAGCAATTAATTGGTACTCGTGCCCAAGTTTGGCATGGAACTGCTTATAAAACAACTGGTGGTCTTACTAAAAGTGACATTATGCAGAACAAACACGGACGTATTGTTTCTAAAGCGAAGCACGCCACCGCTAAAAGAGAGAAACGTTTGGTTAGAGCTGGGTTTGGAACTAAGAAAGGTAAGTTTGGTTTTGTTAAATTGAATAAGACATCAAGCAGACGAAGTAAAAAGGGCGGGAAGGACCCTTTTGGCAAACCACAACCATGGATGTTTAAAACAAATTAAGTTATTTAAACTTCTATAAATGAAGCAGTTTCAATAAACTTTTCATACACAATATGATTCGCACAATAAAATTTAAAATATTTCTCAAAATAACGTTTGCTAACTATAAACTTATATGAGTTTGTATTACAAAATACACAATAATAATTATAGGCAGCATCAAATGATATTAAGGGCAATTTGTTTTCTTCATAAATAAACATAATTGAGTTCTTAATATCATCTATCTTATTCCATAAATTACACGTTATATTTAGCACATATTTGTCTTCGACAATCTCGATATTCGGGAAAAAATGTTTCAATATTTTCAATACATTATCTTCACTAATTGTTCCATTTGATAAAATACTTTCATTGTTTTTATTTTGTTTTGACCAATATTTAAATAGTGCGCATAATTCATCGATTTCAATTTCATTATCGAAACTGTCTTCTGAAATAGTCGTATCATTTACAACAATAATTGTATTTTCCCAGAATTTGATAAAATCACTTTCTGTTGGTAAATATTTACTCGTAATATTAATAAAGGAATCGCTTGATTCATCATAACTATATTTTTCCTTTAAAATCGATTTTAATGTATTTGAATAAATCATATTGGGTAAAGACATGTTTGATGTAAATTGCTTCCATATATAATGTACATTTTTCCATTCTATTTTACATTGCTTGTTTTCTGTGTTATCATTTGATCCTGATCCTAGTCCTATACAAGTAAAATAACTGTTGCAGAAATTGCTTACAATATCTGTATTTGAATTATTTTTAAGATAAAACGAGTAATTTTTAAGTTCTTCGTCAGCTTTAACGTTTAAATAATTATCTGAATTTTCATATCGATTTGAGTAATGTGCCGATATACATATCAAATCTAATCCGATTTTTTTAATAATATCTTTCCATAATTCAAGTGAAAAACATTCATTGATTTTAATTAATCGGCAGTTTTCATAACTGTGATTCTCGTGATATTTTGTCATAAAATTATGTGTAGTATTTGTGTATCCGATTGACAAATAAGCAATATTATCAATTTCATTTAAAATCTTCTTTGTTTTAGGTGTAACTAAAAATATATGATTGCTATTTTTCTTGAAAATATTATCGCCAATAATTGTTAAGAAATATTTTGCCTGATTTTTGGTAGGAAAAATACTAGGATACAATACATTTAAGACATTTTGTATGGTTTCCGATTCAGGGATTGAATTTAGTAAACTGCGTTCTTTAATAATGCTAATAGCGTTCTTTTTTGTCTTGTGTTTCCATTCTAATAATGTTCTATCTTTCGAGATTGTAGAGAGAAGTTTATGAATAATATCGTCGTCCTTTACAATTGAATAATTTTTCCCATTGTATTCGTAAAAACAGTTGTTATTTGGTAAATAATAGTATTGGTTTTTGCTTAAAAATATTTGAATAAACATGTCTTTTTCATTTGTTAAATAATTTGTGCGATTTACATTTTTTTCGCGTTTCTTATACTCATAATCAAGGTCATTTGGAAGGTAATTTACTACTCTAGTGTGTAAGCGTTGAAGCATATATAGATCGTCCTTGTATTTTTCAATTAATTCAGCAATTGAATTCAAACAATTTTCTTTTATATCATCTATATCTTTATCTTTTATAATAGACATTCTAAGTATTATAATATTTTGTTTTTATATCATTTTACACAGAAATTACCAAGGGTGTAAATAGATGTAATTATATGTAAATCTAATAAATAAAGAATTTACTTAAAATATTAATTATTTTGTATTTTGTATTTTGTATTTTGTATTTTGTATTTTGTATTTTATGATATTAATATTTATTTCATAAGTATTTAAAGATTATTGTAAAAATAAATTATAAATGTCTAATTTTGCTACAAAGAACGCACCTACTATATCAACAACTGGAAATGTTTTAACTATTAAAACCGTTCAAATTGCTCCTTTTAGAACCTTAATGACTGCCCTAAAGGATATTTTATTAGAGACTAATATTACTTTCCAACCTGACGGAATTCGAATTATTAATATGGACAAATCTCACACCATTTTGGCCCATCTTTACTTAGCAGCGCAAAATTTCGAATTTTATGAATGTAAAAAGGAGAAAATTATTATTGGTGTTAATATGTTTCATCTTTTTAAGCTTATTAACTCGATTGATAACGATGATACGCTAACTATTTATATTGAGAACAACGATTATGTTGACGGAATTGTGTCCCATTTGGCCCTAAAGTTTGAGAATGGAGAAATTAAACAGTGTAAGACTCAAAAGTTGCGTTTGATTGAACCTGAGCCCGAGGAGCTTGAGTACCCGGATGTGAAGTTCTCTTCTATTATTAATTTACCTTCCGCCGATTTCCAGAAGATTATTCGAGACCTTTCTTGTATTTCGGAGAAGCTCGAGATTAAGTCGGTTGGCAATGAATTGATTTTCAAATGTTCCGGGCAATTTGCTTCTGCTGAAATCCATCGCGCAGAATCGGATGGCAGTATGGGATTCGTTTTGAAGCAAGATTCGTCTAAGATTGTTCAGGGCGAGTTTTCCCTAAAGAACCTCGGGTATTTTATTAAGTGCACAAATTTATGTTCCCAAATTGAGATCTATTTAGAGAACGATTTGCCTCTCGTTGTCAAGTATGATGTAGCGAGTCTTGGCTCGATACGCCTCTGTCTCGCCGCGTTGCCCTCCACGTAAATTTGTTACCATGTATCGTAACAAATTATTTAATACTTATAACACGAAATTTAAATCATATTTAATATTAATTAAAATTGAAATTAATTAATATTAAATTAAACTAATATAAATATTTAGGAACTTATAATATATGCCTACGAAATATACTTTAGAGCAAGTTAAAAACATATTTGAAGAAAATAAATGTTTATTAATTACTGAAAGTTATGATAATCAATTAGGTAAATTAAATTATCTTGCTTCGTGCGGTCATACTAATACAATTAGTTTTAAATCATTTGTAAAAGGTAAAGGTAGAAAGTGTAAAAATTGTGCTTTAGAAATACCGAGTTATGAATTAATGAAATCTCAGTTTGAAAGTAAAAATTGTAAATTCAGTTATACAAAAGAAGAATTTGAAGATTGTTATGTAAATAATAGACAAAAATTGAAGTATATAGCATCTTGTGGTCATGAAAATGAAGTAACATGGAAAAACTATAATGGGTTAAATCAAGGCACTAATTGTCCCTCTTGTGTTGATAAAAATACAGGTATAAAATTAAAACAATTTAGAACTGGTGACAACAAAAATGCTTTACAACAAGAATATAATAATACTAATTATTTTAAAGGACTAATAGAAAATCATTTTACAGTTATTAAAACATTTGATGGTTGTAAAGCAGACATTGTTATTAAGAAAAAAGACGACGATAACGATTTATGGTTAGGAATTCAAGTGAAAACAACAAATAAAAAAACAGAGAGAGACCAATACTATTTTAGATTAAATAGTGGAAAATATGATAATTGTATAATTTTATGCATTTGTGATGAAGATAAGAAAATGTGGTTGATTCCTTATGAAGAAGTATATGAAATGAAAACTATTGGAATAGCACAAAAATCTAAATATAATAAATATGAAGTAAATAAAGATAATTTAATTGAAACGTTGAATAACTATTATAAATTATCTAATAAATTTGCTTTTAATATTTTAGATACACCTACAAGTAATTCACACAAACAAGAACAAGAATTTCGTAAAATTAGAGAGTCTAAAATTAATTTTATTGAATTTAAAAATAATGATATTGAAGGCTTAGTTTATGATTTTATGATAGAAAATAAAAAAATTCAAGAAAAAGTAGGTTCAATAACACATGATAATATAAATTCTTATTGTTTTACTTTAACAAAACATACAGGAAGAATAAATGGTAAATGTTGTCGAGGTCCATATGAAAAAGGAGATAATGATTTTTATTGGTTAAACTGTAAAAATGGGTATTTTTATGTAATACCGGAAGATATGTTAATAGAAAAAGGATATGTTGGTAAAGACTCTAAAAAGGAACATTTATATGTTTCCCAGACAAATCAAAATACAGAATGGTGTGATGATTATTTGTTTAATTATGATAAATTAGATAAAGATGGACTATTAGAAATTCTTCAATAAGTTTCTTTAAGTTACTTTGGGAATTAATTATATTTTTAACCTATGATTTTCAAAAGTTGGTGAGCCAAACAAAAAATGGACATTTATTTTTGTCCATTTTTGCAAAAGTCTAAAAGGTCTTGGTAAAATGCATCGATGAGACCATAAAATTTTTTAGCGTCTCATAACTGTTTCCAAATTTTTCAATTTGTTACGATAAATTTTTTGTTTTTTATAAAGAATTAAAGTATTTTAATTTTAAAAGTATTTAGGAGTTTTTTCTATTGCTATATATATCAATGTCTAGCAATGAAAAAAACTCAAAAAAACTCTTAAAATATAGTTGTAAAACATGTGACTTTACAACGTCTAATAAAAACGATTATACAAGACATATTAACACCGTAAAACACAAAACCATAGTTTCGCAATGTTTTTCAATCGAAAAAACTCAAAAAAACTCATTTAATTGTGAATGTGGTAAAATATATAAAGATTATTCTGGCTTATGGAGACATAAAAAGAAGTGTATTATAGAAGACACCCAAGATACTATTATAAATCATAATGAAATATCGCCACAGCTAATTATGAGTGTTTTACAACAAAATAAAGAATTACAAACGATGCTTATGGAACAAAATAAGACAATAATTGAATTATCGAAAAATAACTCAAATACTAATAATAATAATACTATTAACAGTCACAATAAGACATTTAATCTTCAATTTTTCTTGAATGAAACGTGTAAAAACGCGATGAATATATCCGATTTTGTCGATTCAATTAAACTGCAATTAAGTGATTTAGAAAGCGTTGGCAAAATAGGGTATGTTGAGGGTCTCTCTAAAATCATTATAAAGAACTTGAATGCTCTTGATGTAACCGAACGCCCTGTTCATTGTAGTGATTCAAAACGCGACACAATGTATGTGAAGGACGAAGATAAATGGGAGAAGGAAAGCGAAGATAATCACAAGGTATTAAAGGCAATTGAAGATATTGCAAATAAAAATAGTAAGATGGTTAAAGAATGGAAACATAAGAACCCTGAATGTGCCAGTAGCAAATCTCATAAGGCAGATGTTTATTCACATATCATGATTGAAGCAGTTTGCTCGAACAATGATGCGAACAACAACAAAATTTTAAAGAAAATCGCCAAGGAGGTAACAATTGATAAACATTAGTTAAAATAAATATTTTAATTCTTTATAAAAAATATAAAATACAATTTATATATGTATATTCAGACACATATAAATGAAAATGTTTTCAGAACAAAAGTATTAACCAATAACAAAGATATCCAATTAGGAATGATGGGTAAAAAATTTACATCACAATTTGATGCGTTACTTTTTGTAATGAATTCATCATCATGCTCTTTCTGGATGAAAAATTGTATTGTTCCATTAGATGTTATTTTTATTGAAAACGGAAAGATCACAAAAATACACCATAATTGCCAACCTTGTCCAAAAGAAGAAGAACATTGTGAAACATATGAAGGAAATGGTAATTTAGTAATAGAAATGCCTGGCGGAACGTGTAAAAAATTACACATTAGAAAAGGAAATGTTGTAATATTTAGTAAAAAATAAAATTATATCTTATATTATTATTAAATAATAATATATAAATATTATATTATACAATAATGATGCAAAACCAGCGAATTATTGAAAGATGGAATCAAAATCCGGAAGATCGCCCACCCTACCGCCTCAAAATGTCGCGGCTAACTCTAATATTAAAAAAGCACTAGCAAATAAGTTTTTTTTAGACGGTTGGTATAATTATGATGATCGTGACACGCCTTCTGTACCTTTAACTGATGTTATAGACAAACGAATCTATTTTTTTAAACAAGGACTCGGACAAGACACTGGTATGGTTGAGGCTCGACGAGACCCGGATGGTGTAACAATACATGTTTTACCAGTAAACAGTCGCCATTTACAACCCAAAACATTCAATGTGAATAGTACAATAGATCAATTGTATGAATTAAAACCAATTAGAAATGAAAGAGGAGGAAAATCGAGAAAATTGAGAAAATCGAGAAAATCCAAAAAATCAAAAAAATCAAAAAAATCCAGAAAATCAAAAAAATCCAGAAAATAAAGAAATTATACCCAAACAAAGTTAATCAATTCTTTATTTTCATAAAAATTAACATTATTTTTATTAAAATTCAATATATCACGCATATTCTGGTCATCTTGACTCATCTTTAAATTAATTAAATCTATAACCACATTTCGTAACTTTCGCGAATTTTGATAATAATTGCAAATAATATTGTTTGTAATATAACTATAAAACCCACCGCTAGATTGATGTTCTTCTTGTAAAAAATAAGAATCCAAATAAACTAAAATACTATACAAATACTTTGTATTATTCATATTCAAACACTTTTCAATATTTGAATTAATCAACCACCAGGAATGTATTGGTTTCAAATAATTACTAATAATCCCTTCATAATCGCCATAAAAAAAGTCAAATAATTCATAATTTTCACGCTGTACCATTGTCATGACAGCTTCATCAATTTGGTACCATTCTTCGTTGTAAATCTGTTCCGTTTTTTGTTTAAATAGTTCAATGTATTTAAGCATATTTTCTTTAGAACCAGAAAATAATCCTCCAGCACAATTGTGATAAATTAATTGAAAATGAGTTTTTGGCGCAACATTTTCAATATAAGGATTAATACATAATTGTTTAATTTTATCAGGTACATTCTTTATCCATGTGTGAATATGATGTGTATCTTTTGCTACATGATTAATGCCAAAATCCATCCAAATAAAATGAATGCTATCAAATAAATTTAATTCAATTGTTTTCTCCATAAAGCAAAATTTATTATTATTTAAAATGACATATAGTGGCGTTTCATGTTTTAAATCACCATTTCTAATACAAAACTTTTGTTGTAATTCCTCTATTTTCGATAAATCCTTGTAAAAATACGTTTCTTTAAAATCCAATTTATAAATATGCGTTAAATGTAATAAATTATTACTAGATCTTGTTTTATAAAGCGCGTCATATATTTCTTCTTCATTAGTATCCATAAAAATAACCAATGGGTAAGGTAATTTTAATATAAAATTCTTTGCTAATTCAATATAACCAGCAACACTTCTATTATTATCACCTTCAATATTTTCCATTTTTCTTATATCATAAATCATTGTAACAATTGTTGGATACATTAATATTATTTATATAAATAACATTAACAAAAATGACTTTAAACTAGTTATAAAATAAACAACTTTTAATAGAATTAATATCCGTTTCAATTATAAACGCTTTATTATCGTTAATACCAATTGAAATAAAAATACGTTCTTTAAATTCACACAATGAACAAGTAAATTCTATGTATGTGTTTTTAAAAAATATAAATTCTTCTGAAAGAGAAATATCATTTGTTTTAACGTTAAATAAAAGCCATCTATGGTATGTTTTGTCCTTATTAACATGAATTAAAAATAATCTCAATTCTTCATTATTTTCAAAAATAATACCATTTGTAGAACCATGGTATCCTTGTAATAATTTTTTTAAGTTTTCGTTAATTTCAATTTTTTCAAGTGTTTCTTCTATTATATTTTTAATACAAAAAGGGTTTAAACTATATATTACTTTTTCATTATTTAAATCATCGTTATATGGCATCCAATTTTTTTCGACAATGTTAGGATAACACATACTAAAATTACTAATATTTTGGTTGTTTATTGTAGCACTAAAAATTATTGGATTACCTCTTGTGTTACATTCTGGAATTGTAACTATTATTTTATTATGTGAAATAAACCTTACATCTTCAAGACCTTTCCAGAAAGTTGGATAAGTAGGAATCAAATAATCATAATTAATTTTTTCAATATTAAAATTTTCAATATCTAGATTTTCTTTATCTTTAATATTTCCTTTCATAATATAATATTCAGATTTAGATACATTTTCAAACATTGTGAAATTTTTATTATAAAATTTAATATAATTTACACATCGAATTAAAATAGTTAATGTTCCTTCTTGTGTAATAAACATAGATGGATTCATTTCTACAAACGCATTCATATTGTTATATTTATCAATAAAACACAATTGCGGAACAAATAATGGATAAATTTTATTTAATGGAAATATTTTCATATTATTTATAAAAATATTAAAACCTTTAATTATATATTTTTTAATTATATATTTGTATTATTATTATTATTATTATTATTACATTATTATTATTATTATTATTATTACATTATTATTATTATTATTATTATTATTACATTATTATTATTATTATTACATTATTTACACTAGGCTAATATTTAATTAGAGAATCAATATATTTTTTATCGTAAACTCCGATAGTAGTAGTTCTATCCCAATTACTGTAATTAATTAACACACTATCATCTTCAACAACTAAACTTAAACAATATTCAATTGGCGCTCCATCAAACTTAAATGGAGCCGAGTAACGCAACAAATTCAGTGAGGCGTCAAATATAGCAAACATATGATAATACTGTCTTAGTTGTTCATATGAATTAAGATGAAGAATAAACCATATTTCTGTTTCCTCAATATTCAAAGATATTTGGTCATCATTTAATACCCTATATTTTGTATATTTATATCCACATGTGGAACCTCGTGCATGTGAAAATATTAAAGGCATTTCTTTGGTTTCAATTAAATCAAGTAAATTCGTCTCTGGATTAATTTTACAAATGTGTAAAGGATGCCAATTATAAATAACATGAGATGATTTTTTATAATCTACATAAACCCAATTTTTTTCGCAATCATTTTTAGAAAACGATGATTTAATTTCATTATATTCGAGTATATTCTTATTAGTATCGTATTTTCCATTTACAACTCCAACTTTATTATTACTATGATATCCAGTTCCAATAAATAGCAAATCATCAGTTTCAGAATCATTAAAAATTCGGACATCTTCTGTTCCAATGTATCTTCTTCCGTCATATATAGATTCAAACATTTTCTCATTTGTTACTATAAAATTATTATCTAATTCTATATATTTATTGTATGTTATAATATTTTTTTCACAGTTTAAATAACAACCATCATTATTAATAACATAATTAACATAACGTATATTCATAATATATCCATTATTTTTAGATTTTATTAAAGAACTTGAAGAAGAATTAAAATTAATGATTTCATTATTTACATTTATTTTAGTACTATTACTAAAATTAAATTTCTTACTAGCTGATAAAACTTGCTTATAAAATTTCATATTTGAAAATAAATTACTATAAATAGAAATATCATTTGAATTATTTAATATTTTTATGATTTCTTCATTAATATTTTTAACATTGTTATAAAAAGCAAAAATAGTGTATTCATAGTCAATTTTGTGTGTATAAACATCATTATGTAAAAATAAGAAAGAATCCCTATTTATATTTTTAGATAATACATTCCTTGCTATGTTATAAAAGATTTCTGCCAATTTATGTTTTGACGTATTTCTGTAATAATGAATAATTTCATACAAATTTTCAACCCTTATTTGAGAAAAATTATAACCGTTCATCCAGGCACATATTGCCTGTTCCATTTTACTCAAACTTTTATAACATAACCCTATTCTATAATAACTATACCAGACTTCTTGATCCCATCCACCAAGTTCAATTCTTTTTTGATAAGTTTTAATTGCTTCTTCAAATTTACCACTATCATGATAACTATTTGCCAAATAAAAGTTGTAACGTTCGTTTTTTGGTTCTAATACTATAGCATCTGTTAACAAACGAATATCTCTTTCATATTTATCATTTTTAGAACCACCATCACCAATATCTATAATAAATATTTTATCTTTTTCAATATGTGCGGATTTTGAATTATGTGGCGCACTAATATATTCATGAGTCACACCAACATAATTAAATAAACCATTATTTTTTATAATTCTGGTATTTTGATAATAAAAATTGTCATTTCCTTGTAAAATATAAAAATAATCATTTTGTAATAAACTTTTTTTATCAAAATTGTTCACTTTTATAATCATATCAGCATCTAAAAATAATACATAGTCGGACATACCTAGACATGATTTTAACGCAAAGTTCCTATTATGAGCAAAATTTTTGAATGGTTCGTTAACAATTTTACCATTTATATTTTTTTTACTGAAAAAATCTTGAATTAGTTCAACTGTATTATCGGTGGAACCAGTGTCGCAAATACAATAACAATCAATTACTGACAATACAGACTCTAATAATCGTGTAATTATTTTACTTTCATTTTTTACAATCATATTTAAACAAAGAGTAGGACTTGTATTTGTGCTCTCTATTAGTTCCATAATTTATATATATTTGTTATTATATGTATTTTTTAAGTTATTAAAATAATAAATAAAATAATAAATAAAATAATAAATAAAATAATAAATAAAATAATAAATAAAATAATAAATAAAATAATAAATAAAATAATAAATAAAATATATTATATATTATAATAATAATAATGGCATTTACAAGATTTAATTATGATGAATCTAGAACAAAAAAACAATTACAACAACAAACTGGTCCAGGCAGATGGATATTAAATGTCCCTGGTAATGGTTCAAATCCTTGTTATATGGAAGACCCGCAAATAAGAATACAAAAATGGGGCGGTAATTTAAGAACAAATACTGTTAATCTTGAAAGTTCACTGTTAGGCGTGAATAGAACATTAAGCAGAGATTGTTTAGGAAAAGATAATTATAATAATTATGATGTTGCGAATGATAAAATAGTTTACCCTAATTGTAACAATTTATATACGGAAGAATCTAGAGCAATTATGCCCGCATGGACAGCACGAGATTTAGAACAAGTAGACTGGTATTACCCACCATTAAATCCACAAGAAAACACGTGTATGTCATTTACAAATAATTTAAATACACGAATTTTAGAAAAAGATTATTTTACACCCAAAAGAGATTGTTTATTAAACGACGCAAATAATGGATTTCATGTAAATGCTATAATAAGATAGATGTTCAAATAATAACTAAATTTTTAAATTATTATTTAAACGTTGTAAATTAAAAATATAATACTTTATATATAATAATGGAAATAGCAATCCCTATACTCGCATTAGGTGGAATGTATGTAATATCAAACCAATCATCCAATAAAAATATAAATAAAAATAAATATGATAACCCACAAAATTATCCAAATAATCAAGAAAATTTTTCAAATATGGGAAAACCCACCAATTATTTACCAAACACAGATATTCCCCCGCAAAATTTTCCCGTATCAAATATTAATCAATTACTTGATACAAATAAGCAATACCCGAATCCAAATGTGGCAACCGACAAATATTTTAATCAAAATAATTATGAAGAACGAGCAAATAAAGGGTTACCAATAGGACAAAACCCTCAGCAAATTTATTCTATGACCGGGAATTATTTAGATACACCTCAATTTAAACATAACAATATGGTGCCCTTTAACGGTGGTAAAGTTAAAAGTAATACATACAATGTAAGTATGTCAGAGTCAATATTAGATAATATGATTGGTAGTGGTTCTCAAGTAATAAAAAAAATAGAACAAGCACCATTATTTAAACCAGAAGATAATGTTCAATGGGCTTATGGTGCGCCGAATCAAAGTGATTTTTATCAATCAAGAGTAAACCCGGCAATGAAAAATAATAATATTAAACCATTTGAAAGTGAAAATGTCGGACCAGGTTTAAATAAAGGATATTCGTCCTCCGGTAGTGGCGGATTTAACTCTGGTATGGAATCACGAGACAAATGGATGCCATATACTGTAGACGAAATGAGAGTGGCTACAAATCCCAAATTAGAATACAGATTAGATAATTTAGAAGGACCTGCAAATGCTTATATCAAAAATTCTGCCAGTTTAGAAACCTTAGGACGTGTCGAAAAACAGAAACCAGATACATTTTTTGTAAACAGTCAAGACCGTTGGCTTACCACAACCGGAGCAGAAAAAGGTGAAACATTAAGATCAATTCAAGAAATGGGAATTATAAGACGTCCTGATTGTGAGTCTAATTATAGTGGTGTAGCTGGTAATAATGGCAGACAAGCTGGTTATGCTCAGAAAAATTTTGAACAATCAAAACGAACTGAAACAAAAACAACCGATATTAATCATTCAACTGCTATTGGAAGAGGTCCTCATACTGATGGTGATAATTGTATTAAAAGTCATACAAATTATGAGAATAATCGTTCCACTGTAAAACAACCGGATACATACAGAAGCGGATTTGGAGGTGCGATTGGTGCTGTTATTGCGCCATTATTAGATATTTTAAGACCATCCAGAAAAGAAGAGTCAACCCATAATGTTCGTATTTATGGTGAAGCAGGAACAACAGTTTCACAAAGTTATGTTCTTAATCCACAAGATGTAACAAATACGACGGTTAAAGAGACCACAATGTATGCTCCGAATTTTTATATTAATAATCAGAAAGAAGGAATGTATGTTAATAATGCTAATCCGGGCGATTTAACACAGCGTGATACAACAAGTTCTAGTTATATAGGCACATCTGGTGGTGCGGCAGCCGCTTACGGAGATATGAATTATAATGCGGCATATAATCAAATAAATAATGATACTAAGACGGCAACAATTATGAATAGACCAAATCAAGGCGGAACTCAGATATTTAACCAGGAAATGAATGTCAGTATATCAAAACAAGATTCAGATAGATATAATTATAGAGTAAATGCTCCAGTATCAGCTATCAATATGCCTCCTTCAGTAAATACATATGGTAAATTAAATACTCCTCAAACATATAAAGAAGGTGTCGAATGTGAAAGAATACAACCCGATATATTAAATGCTTTTAGAAGCAATCCATACACACATAGTTTAACAACGTCGGTTTAGATTTATAAATTTCTATCATTCTTCTTATAATCATTCTTCTTATAATCATTCTTCTTATAATCATTCTTCTTATAATCATTCTTCTTATAATCATTCTTCTTATAATCATTATTTAAAACTCTACACACAAATTTTTGTTGTAATGGTCTCATATTTATAAAATCAAAATTCAATTGTGATTCATTTAAGTGTGGAGTTAAGTTGTATAAGTTTATTAAATCTCGAACATCTATTTTATGGCTATTGTTTTTACCTTTACAAATTGACCATGGTTTCATACATTGACAAAAAATATATTTCTTAATAGTCATGCTTAATAATGTAAATATATAAAATATATTTATATTATTTCAATACATATTATAAAAGAAAAATTATATATATATACAAAAATATTATACAAAAAATTATAATATATAAATGAGTAATAAATAAATATTTAAAAGCTATTTATTTATTAGTATAATAAGTTATGTTAAATATTCATAAATCTATAAAAGAAAAACTTGAATATTTTCAAGAAAGCCATAAAATTCCAAATATTATTTTTCACGGACCTTCAGGGTGTGGTAAAAGAACTATTGTAAGTGAATTTATTAATAATATTTATGAAAGCAATAGGGAAAAAATTAAATCACTTGTTATGTATGTAAATTGCGCACATGGTAAAGGTATTAAATTTATAAGGGATGAACTAAAATTTTTCGCAAAGACACATATAAACTCAAATGGTGGTGATTCATTCAAAAGTATTATTTTATTGAACGCAGACAAGCTTACAATGGACGCACAATCTGCCCTACGCAGATGTATTGAATTATTTAGTCATAATACCCGGTTTTTTATTATTGTTGAAGATAAATATAAATTATTGAAACCAATATTGTCGCGATTTTGCGAGATTTATGTTTCGGAACCAGAACATAATGGTAAAATAATAAATTTATACAAATACAACTTAAATGAAGTATTTAATATGAAAGAAGTAAAAAATATACACCAAGAATGGTTAAAAAAAGAATTATTGAAATTTGTAACTAAATCCACAAATACTAATATAAATTATAATATAGATGAATTTATGAAACTTTCAATAAAACTATATGAAAAAGGTTATAGTGGAATTGATATTATAAATTTGCTAGAAAACTCAAAATTTATGGATACAATTTTAACACTCGAAAAGAAGTATGAATTATTATTTGCATTTAATAAAGTTAGAAAGGAATTTAGAAATGAAAAAATATTAATTTTATTTATTTTAAATTTTATTTTTTTAGACAAAGAACTTGTATTAGAAAATATTAGTTTTATGTAAATTAGTTTAAAAAGGTAAAAAATAAAAAACATATTTAGTAATTATGGACGATTTTTCGATTTCAAGTTTACATGAATCTAAAAACGAATGGGCATCTCGTTTAATTACTATTTTAACCCCATTAGTAGTGGACGGTTATAGATCTATTTTAGACGAAGCATTAAAATTATGCCGAGAAAATAATGAAACCGAGAAATATTTAATGACATTTCAGAATTTTATTTCAAGAATTCCAAAATGGAATCAATCAATTATTGAAACTGAGAAAAATAGAATATGTGAAAAATCAGGGTGTAGTTATTTAGAAGATTTAGTAACATGTGTTCATATAATACAACTGAAAATTTTAACTGCTATGAGAGTAGGACAAAAGCAGAAAAAGATTGATATTAATATTCCCAAGCTGGATGATTTTATTCATAAAGTGTATATAAATGTGGCAAGAAAAATATATAAAAATGTTTATTTGTTTGAATTAAATATATCTCCTTTACAAATTCAAAAGCATAATAGAGAACTAGAAATAATTGTTCAGGAAGGAATTTTAAATACATTGAGAGAGAGTATTCCAGTAGATGCGATATTAAAAGCCTATATGGATGAAACAATTGAAGAAAATGTTACCGAAGAAGTTAAAGAAACATATGTTGATCAGCCTATCAAGGTTGAATCAAACAACAATACAAATAACAATACAAACAACAATACAAATAACAATACAAATAACAATACAAATAACAATACAAACAACAATACAAACAACAATACAAACAACAATACAAACAACAATACAAATATTTTAGATAATAATTTTGTAAATAATAACAACAATATTCAAAAACCCAAGTTGTCTTTTAACGATAATGATTTTGTTAGAGATGAATTTAACAACGAACAAGTAGTAAATGCTTCAAAAGATATTAACAGATTAGAGAAAATTGGCATGGAAAGGGCAATCAAAAGAAAAATGGACGAAGCGGAAGATGATGATGATGATGATAATGTAAAATTAAAAATATCTGACCAGAATGTGGAATTAAGTAGTTTAGATATACATCAAATTAGTGAACCAAATATAAACTTACTTCCAGATTTATTGATTGACGATATAGAAATTTTAACATAAACAAATTATTGCGTTAAAATATAAATAAGATTGTGCTTTAGTATTTTAAATGGATAATATTTTTATTTTTGCGTTAATAATTTCTATTGTGTTTTTTATAGTTAAATTTATTGAAATGAGATTTGTAGATAATGAGCCCAAACCATTAAAATTGCTTGTAAGAGATACATTAGTAGTGTATTTTAGTGTAATTTTCGGAAATTTCATTTTAGACCAAGTTGAACCAATTTTAAAGGATAGTGGTGAAATTTCTAAAGTAACTCCTGTGTTTACAGACAATCCTGGGTTCTAAATAATTAAAAAATAATATAAAAATACAAATTAATAATAAAAATAATAATATAAATTTTAAAATTATATTACTATTAAAGTTTTCTTACAATTTACACCCTTAAAGATTTAAAACGGCACCATTGAGGTTAATATATTTATTTTTTATATTTCTTAAGAGATTTTTTATATTCGCATTCATCGTGTATTTTTTTTTCAAATTCAAACCCAATAAGAGCTAATTTATGTAATTCACATGTTATATCGCTTTTTAATCCATCATCATATGTATCTTTACAATTGCGTTTTCCAAACCCTCTATACTCATTTATGTAATATGACATAAAATTTTCTATAGTTATTTGTTGTTCTACATCATAACTTCTCATATAATTTAGAAATTGACTAAAAGTTTTAAAATTATCCATTGTTATTATTATTATTATTTTATAATAACAATGTGAATAATATAATTTGAAATCAATTTTTTTACTTATCAAAAGGTTATGCTTTAAATCTTCAAGGGTCTAAATTCTAAGCATAAACAGGGATTTTATCAATATCGATAATTTCACCTGGTATATTTTGACTATTATATTCATATGCCATAAATTCAGGTCTATTTAGCTGAGCTTGTGGAGTATGATTATGAACACATCTTGCTATCATTTTATATAATTTAAAGTCTGGATATCTATCATCTCCATTTGTTTTATATAACAAATTTAACCCCTTATCATCAAGACACCACTCAATAACTAACTTCTTAACAGGATCACAAGATTCTAGATTTTTTGTTTCTTGTAAATCATCTACAACATAATCGAAAATAGAACAAGCCAATCTACAAATATCAAAACTAAAATTTGGTTCTAAACGAGGTTTCTTTTCATTTAAAAATGGCTCTGTATTATACTGTGTTGATGCGTCACCATTATGGCTGAAACTATCACTGCAGAATATTTTTCCTTTGAATTTATAAATACTTCTTCCAAAATCTATTATTTTAAATATTTTTCCAAAAGTGGGAACTTTATAGTTTTTATTTTTGTAACGGTAGTATAAATATTTCTTAGTTGTACTTATATACATAACGTTATTTGTATGAAGGTCATTATGAGTGAACGAAAATGCCTTTTGGTATGTTATCAAAATCATAATAACCTGCATAAATGCGGAAAACCATTCTTCTTGCGTTAATTCATTATTTAAAATCAAATTATCAAATGTATTTTCGCAATTTTCTAGACAAATTAGTTGAACTGGAAAATTAGGAATTGTAGCTTCTATAACTTCCTCTATTTCTTCTTCCTCATCATCAATATCTTCCCAGTTTGATTGGGAATCATCATTATCACATTTATCATCATCATCGCACTTGTCATCATCGCACTTGTCATCATCACATTCATCATCACATTTATTATCATCACATTTATTATCATCACATTTATTATCATCATCACATTTATCATCGTCATCACATTTATCATCGTCATCATCAATACTATTCTGTGTTGATGTATGAGATGTTCTTGAAGAACAACTTGATGAAGACTTAATAGTAGCAGATTTAGAATCATCTTTTTTATCAAAAAAATTACTTTCTGTCATATCAATAAGTTCTATAGACATATTTTTAAGGTCATTTAAATCAATATGACTATTATTATCATTATTGAAAATATCTTCGTATAAGTCTTCATTAATAGATTTTATGGATGAGTTTGATTTAAGACTTGAATTATACTCAATTTTAATAGGTTTAAGTTTAATATTATCATCTTTAAAAATATGGTCATAATTATCAACAGTAAATAATACATTTTTATTTTTATTAAAAAAATCAGAACTAACTAAATATTCTAAATCGTCATAAACATTAATTTTAAACTCGTTTTTAATACCTAAAAAGGAACCGTAATAATCAACACCATTAATAAAATTATTATTATGACAAAGGAAGCTACTTAAATATGAAAATAATCCATCAATATATGCTGAATTATTATAATCCCTAATTTTTTGTTGTATATTTGAATTAGATGAGTCTAAAGTAGGTAAATTGAACAAACTATTATCATTTGTATTATATTTACCAATTAAGTATTTAAAAGGATCTAAAAGAGGAGCTAATTTAAAAAATATTGCTTTATCTTTCGTTTTTTTAGTATTATCTATATTTTTAACCTTACAATTAAATATATTAACGTTTTCTTCTAATCTTTCATTTACTTCTGTTATATAAAATTGATGGTTCAAATTAATAGCATTGTAATTTGTATCATTCAAATTAAAAAATCTTTGATATATAGGAATAAAATTTTGAGTTTTAGAAATAAATAATGATTTTCTTTCTTCTAAAGATTTAAAAAGTTCTTGATTCTTTCTTTTATGATAATTTACTTCTATCATTAATAGCTATTTAATATATAAATAATCCATTTTTTTAACTTATTATTTGTATATTTGTTTAAAATAAAATAAATAAAATAAATAAAATGCGTATTATTAATAAATATAAAATTCTATTATTTATTAATAATAAAAATGACACTCGAATTAAAAAAATTTGATATGAAAAGCATTAGTTTCAAACCGAATGAAAATAAAGGTCCTGTTGTTGTATTAATAGGTAAACGTGATACAGGTAAATCTTTTTTAGTTAGAGATCTATTGTATTATCAACAAGAAATTCCAATAGGAACTGTTATTTCAGGTACAGAAGAAGGAAACGGATTTTACGCAAAAATGGTCCCGAAATTATTTGTTCATAATGAATATAATACCGCAATTATTGAAAACATATTGAAAAGACAACGTACCGTTTTAAAACAAATAAAGAAGGAGATGGAAACATATAAACGAAGCACAATTGACCCTCGAGCCTTTGTTATTTTAGATGATTGTTTATATGATGCTACCTGGACGAGAGATAAAATGATGAGATTACTTTTTATGAACGGAAGACACTGGAAGGTAATGTTAATAATCACAATGCAATATCCTTTAGGTATTCCACCTACATTGAGAACAAATATAGATTATGTTTTCATATTAAGAGAAAATTATATTGCAAATAGAAAAAGAATATATGAAAATTATGCTGGTATGTTTCCAACATTTGAATCATTTTGTCAAGTCATGGACCAGTGTACTGAAAATTATGAATGTTTAGTTATTAATAACAATTCAAAGTCAAATAAATTGCAAGACCAAGTATTTTGGTATAAAGCTGACAGTCATAATGATTTTAGATTAGGTTCAAAAGAATTCTGGGAATTATCTAAAAATATGGGCGATGAAGAAGAAGAAGAACAATATGATCCAAATTCTATTAAAAAACGTGGAGGAGGACCTAAAATTAGTGTTAAAAAGACAAAATGGTAGAAAGTATAGCAAAACAGCATGTGCTTTTATAAAAACAGTTTTTAAAATATATAAGCAGTTATAACAACTTAAAGAGTATCTTATTATAAAGTATATAATAAGATGCAAGAACTAAATATTGTAGAACTCATAGAGAAAAACCCAATCTCTAAACTGTCAAATGTGTATAATAACAAATTAATAAATAAAATCAAGGAAAATTTCACTGATTTTGAATCACAGTTATTTGTAAGCAGTTTTTATTGCTACTTGAATTATGATAAAAATATAGATTTTGTTGTAGATTTAGATGATATATGGAAATGGTTAGGATTTCAACAAAAAATAGATGCTAGAAGATTATTAGAAAAACATTTTAAATTAGATATAGATTACAAAACTGCTTTGGGTAAAACCAAAGCGGTTTTAAATGATGAAAAACCGCTTAACCTTAAGGATAAGCAATATTCTACAAAAAATATAAAACAAAATGGCGGACACAACAAACAAACTATATTATTAACCATAAAATGTTTCAAATCATTATGTTTAAAAGCTCAAACCAAAAAGGCTGGTGAAATTCACGAATATTATATGAAAATGGAAGAAGTTTTACATCAAATTGTAGAAGAAGAAACGGATGAATTAAGACTCCAGTTAGAGCAAAAAGAAAATATTATTTTGGAAAAAGATATTACAATTAAAAATTCAAAAAAGGAAAAACAAAAGGCGGTAGAACAAGCAATAATTGTCCAATTTCCATTAAATACTGAATGTATATATTTTGGAACTATTGATAATACAAATGAAGAAAATGAGACGCTAATAAAATTTGGTCATACAAATGACTTGGCAACAAGAGTACAAGACCATCGTAAAAAATACAATAACTTTGTTTTAGTAGAGGCATTTAGAGTTCAAAATAAAGTAGAAATTGAAAATCTAATCAAGACATATCCAAAAATTAAAAGACAAATTCGCACACTTGAACTAAATGGGAAAAATAAAACAGAAATAATTTCTTATGATGCCACAAATTTTACTATTGATAAATTAACTAAACATATTAAGGATATTATACATTCTAAAACATATAGTATAGATAATTTTAATAGATTAATAAAACAAAATGAAGAATTAGAAAATGACAATAGAATATTAACAGAAAAAAATAAGTCTCAGGAAATAATCATTATTGAAAAAAATATTCAAATAAATGAATTTAGAGAAAAAATAGAAAATCAACAAAAGGTTATCGAGACGGTTAAATTTGAAAATCAACCCATTTATCAAAATGTATTATTACCAGAAGATGAATTGAATAAAAAATTTGCCGAGTTTGTAAATAGTATTTGTATTGTGAGACCTGATGTAGAAGAATTATCTGTAAATATTGAAGGACGTTTTCGTTTATGGAGCCAAGTAAAACCTACAAAGGAAGTTTTTCACGCATTAAAAAATTATATGGATACAAGATTTAAACCAAAACGCGTTCAAGGAAATCACGGATATTTAGGTATTAAATTAAAATTTGTAGAATATAACAAAACACTAGACAATTCTCAAGTCGAAACATTTATATTTCAATTATGTCAATTTTCTGATTGCGGAAAAATATTAAATTCTGTATTATTGAGGGAATATCAAAAATGGAAAACAAATGTTGGTAAAGAATTATCTGAAAATGATATGAAGGAAATTAAAGAATATTTAAATACATCACCTTACGCACTTAAAGCAACAGTTTGGACAGATGAAGGAAATAATGAAGGATATTATGGAGTATCACTCAAAGAGTATGATAATAAACCAAAATTAATTTCATCAACTGGTAAAAAAGTTTATAAAAGAGAAAAAGAAACTAATCAGATGTTGTCAACATGGGAATCAATATCTAAAGCTGCTGAATCAGAAGGAATATCAGCTGCTAAAATGAGTAGATGTGTAAAAAATAAAATTGTGATAAATGATTATTTTTATTCTACAGAATAATTATTTATCTTCTTCTTTTCATAGATTTCTTATTTTTCCTATTTATTTTTTAGTATGAATAATATAGTTATTAAAGATAAAACAATATTAAAATATTGTTCGTAAATTCCTGCATCAACTGGTGATGTTTTACTTTCTTTTATAGCAAATAAATGGGTTAAAAATGCTAAACTTCCAATTCCGTATAAAACAAAAAACATAATTGGAACTTTAGAATTGGTAAATACAACAGAATAACATAAAAAGGCAAAACTTATTGCTTTAATTAATGGTCCATAACCATATAAATCTAACATATATAATATATATATATATAATAAATATTCGACTAAATAATAAAAATAATATTATTAATTTTAAAATTATAATATAAAATATAATTATTATAAATATAAATGAAAATAGGAGTAGCGATTCCTTGTTATTATGGTCATATTCAACGATTATATGATTTATTAGATTCAATTGAGAAACAAACAATACTTCCAAATAAAGTAGTTGTTAACAGTTCTTCAACAAGCAGTTTTGTTTATAATAAAGATTACAGTTTTCCATTAGAAGTAATTGTCACAGAAGATAAACAAAATGCCTCAAAAAATAGAAATATAGCCGCTTCAAAATTAAATGACATGGATTATATAACCTTTATTGATGCTGATGATATAATGCATCCTCAAAGAATCGAATTTATTTTAAAAGTGTTTCAAAAATACGACAGTGATATAATTTTACACAATTATTTTGAATCGTCAAAAGGAAACATTGAAACATTTTTTAAGAATTTTGAAGAAATTAAAATAAGAACTCATACACTTATTCAAGGTTGGACTGGTTGTATTACTCATATAAACGGATATAGCGATAATATAGATAAAATTCATCATGGTCAAGTTACTGTTAAAAGATCAATTTTTGAACAAGTTAAGTTTCCAGAAGAACGTGAATTTGAAACCAAAGAGGATTGTGTATTTTGTTACAGAGTGTTTAGTTTACCAAATATAAAACACGCATATATTCAAAATGAGCTTTCATATTATAAACCATCAAATACTGGTGGTATCGCACAATAAATTTATAATTTATTTTGGTGTTTGATTAAGACTAATACTGATCGGGTATTTTATAAAACAATAATCCCTCCATGTAGTATGAAAAGAATGATTTAATTCACACCATTCAAATAAATATTTTCCGCACGAATTTTTCAATGGAAATTCTTTCCATAAATTGTATTTAAAATGAAATAGTAAATTCATAATTCCCATTTCATTTGTTCTACACAAGGTATATTTGTTCATTGCTTCTATTAATTGTATTTTATTACACGTTTTTAAAATATTTGTATCATAAACCCATATACAATTCAACATATGGTGGGAATTAAACATCTTCTCTCCATCACCATTTGCGATATCATTTACAACTAAATCAATTAATTCTGGATTTTCCCAATCTAATTGAAATTTAAATATTTGATCGGGATTAAAATTAGGTGAAGCATCATTTGGTGCTACTATTTTATCTTTGTAATCTAATTCTAACAAATACTTAACATCATCTAAAACTCTCAGTCCTGAATCTAAATATACAACTCTAGTCCATTTAGCAAAATAATCATCAAAAATGTGTAATTTTTCCCATTGATTCAATTTATGTATTTCTCTCTTATCACTATTTGCGAAACCATTAGGACCAATTTTTTCAAGTAATAATGTTTTATCAATTAAAGGAAATTTCGCTTCTATTATATTATTATTTTGTTTATAGGTTTCATCTAAATCAAAATCAATTGTTATCAATACGATTTCTCCTGACCATGTGCCAACTGTTCGTAAATCATTAATTGTTACCTTAGTTTTATAAAAATAAGCCTTATCTGTTACTAATGTAAAAATAGTTGAAGTTTCCATATTTTAACTATAATAAATAAATTGTTGTTATTTTATATATTAATTATTACAAATGAATTAATATATTTCAAGTTTTAAAGTTTTTACAAATTATATTTTTTAATCAAGTCGTTCCATTGAATCATCATTAACATTAGTCTGTTTATTTGTAACAAATGGTCCACTAATTAACTTACTTTGTCCGTGGTCACTATCGCCAACAACAATATTTTCACCTTCGAACAATTCCTTACGAATATCTGCGGCACTAACTTCATCTTGGTCCTTAAAAGATGATTCAACAGATTTGACATTATTAATTCCAATTAAATTTCCTTCTTCATCAATAGTTTGTGTAATAGTATTACCTGATTTTTCAGCATTCTTAATATTTTCCTCAATCGCTTTTTTCTTCGAGTCTTTGACACGCTGATCAAAAGCAGATTTAGCATTGGTTTCGTTTTTATTCTTTTCAGACATAAGTTGATTAAGCTCTTCCTCCATATATTCAACTCTTCCAGTTTTGTATGCCTCCGGTTCCCAAGGCATCCATAAACCTACTGGTCCAACATAAACATCATGGTTTGGGTCAACTTCTCTTAACATCTTGCAACGCAATTCAGCTTCTTCTAACGACGGGTATGCGCCTCGAATTTTAACACCTCGAATGCTAGTTTGAAAATTATGTTTTATTCCGAATTTTTTATCTAAATCTTCCTCGTTATTATCTAAAAATGTCTTATATTCGTCTTCCATTGAGGATTTTGAAAGTGAATCTTTTTCTTCCTTGACAAACTCCTTAAAATCATTTGTAAGGTCGTCAAAATTCATATTGTATTTATAAGAGACAAAGTTTAGAAATTGAACAAACTTTTCCATGGATTTATTTAATTCCCATTTCTTTAGGAACTCTTCGAAGAAAAAAATCTCTTTTTGTTTCAAAATTTTTTCAGGAGAAATGAAAGATACACAAACAAATTTTTGTCCTGCTATTGTTTTATCTTCCTCCAATAAATCAACATATTTAGGGTTAGCCTTGCCATTTTCCATTTTCTTTTCAAAACCTTGCTTTTTTGAATTCTTATCTTTAGAGCGATTCATTTTAATTAAAATATATATATTATTTTAAGTGTTTTATCGCATATATATATATTTTTTTTCTTAATAATTATTATAATGAACGGACTAATTAACGTTGGAGAACTTGTCAAGAGAATTATTAAGTACCTTGTTGAAGGTTTAATGGTAGCTATTGCTGCTTATGCTATTCCTAAACGTTCTTTGAATATTGAGGAAATTATTTTGATTGCTTTAACCGCTGCGGCTACTTTCAGTATATTGGATACATATATACCAAGTATGGGTGCTACAGCTAGATCTGGTGCTGGCTTTGGTATTGGTGCTAACTTGGTTCGTTTCCCAGGTGGGTTTTAAATTTAAACTTAAGATTTAATTTTATTAAAAATATAATTTACAATTATGCTGTAATTTATATATTATTTATAATTATAATTATAATTATGTATAAATAATATATAAATGAATAATGATTATGGAGTCGGTAATAATATTAGATTAGAAATTCATGGGGTTCCTGATGTTTGTCGAGTACGATTTGGTGTTAATCAAATTAATCCCGAATATTTTGTCATACAATCATATACAACAAGTTTACACTATTTAATTCATTCTCATAATAATGTGAATAATAATATTAATGTTGTTGTTATTGATGAGGATGAATTAGAAGAATTTTTAGATGATTATGCGGAGGATCATCCTGGTTTTAATATAGCTCAGGCTTTTCAAGCTCTCAATGTTCAACCATTTATAATAGAAGATTTAACAGGAGAGATACCTATTTTACCTGACATGAATGGTAACAATTTAATAGGTGTTCATCCGTTGAATAATAATAATATTAATGAGCCAATTATGCCTGTAGCACAAGTAGCACAAGTAGCACAATTGAATTCTATTATACCTTTAGGCGGCATAAGAAGACAATCAAAAAAATATAGAAAATCGAAGAAATTAAGAAAACGTAATAAAAATAATTTTAAAAATCGTAAAACAATGCGAGGTGGGTTCACAGGTCACGAAGAAACTATATTACAAAACTTAGGATTTTCTCAAGCAGATATAGAATTTTTAGAAGAATTAGGATTAAATATGAATTTAATAGAAACATCCTTAAATAGTGTTAATCAAACAACCGGTATAAATTGGACACCACAAGAATTAATAAATGATTTATATAATATTGATAATGATATCAATAGTAGTGTTAGTAGTATTCATAGTTCATTAGGTAACTCTTATTTATCGGATATATCTGATTTAAATGCAAGTTTAAATTTGTCAAATATTTCAGAAGAAAGTGATCATTATATAGACAATGACGATGAAGAAGGACAATATTTTAATCATGATTCTGACTCGTCGTTACATTTGTCTGATTTACAAGGAAATCCTTCCGCATTAACTGATTCTCCTTCAGACAATTCAATTGTTTCAAATAATTCAAATATTTTTGAAGATTTAAATAATTCACATGATTCACATGATTCACATGGTTCAAATAATTCACATGAAACAACAATGGAAGGAGGGAAATCCAAGAAATCCAAGAAATCCAGAAAATCCAAGAAATCTAGACGTTAAATCGTAGTTATAAACTCCCAATCTAATTCTTCACAAATGTTCTTCCAAATTGTGTCTTGTTCTATTCTTTTCTCTCTATCTTTTAACATAGGAAACTGATCTAAATATTGTGTTTCGCCTAGAAGTTCACATAGCTTATACGCAGTATAATAATAATTTAAAAAATTAACTCTATCATCCGGACAGAATTTAGAATAAGGTGCCTGTAATTCAATAAAAAGATTACATAATTTTTCTTCCAATTCCGGAGACATAATTGGTGGTTTAATACCCAATTTATCTTTAATAAATGGTATATGTTCATAATATTTATTATAGCCCAATTTTTTCAATATTTCCTTAGTTTTGTGATTGGTTATTTGACTAATTTCAATTCGTTCCTTTTTAATTTGAAGTTTGATATTTTCAATTACATCAGGCGGTATTTGAGTTGTTTCTTTACCCTGAAACTGAGACAATATTTCTTTAAAATGATTAATTCTCTTATAAGCATAAAAACATACTTCTTTTGGTGGTTCTTTATAAGAAGGTTTTTCATTTTCAATCAAGTAAGGTATATTTCTGGCACATATATTACATATAAGAATACCTTCATCTTCTAAGGGAATTAATTCTCCTTTAAAACAGTACTGACAAATGTCTGTTTGACAAACAAAATTATTAACATCAATAAAATTATCGTCATTGTTACTCAAATATTTTTGAACAATATTATTATTTTTATTTAGAAAAATCTTATTTTCGGTGTCGTCTTCTTTAATTTTAAAGAAGTTATTTAATATTTTTGTTTTATTTGTATTTAATGATACACCAGATGAAATATTTTTTTTATTTTCAAAATAGTCAAAAATAAATTTTGAATTATCAAGAAAATAATCTTTTTTAGAATGTTTTAACTCTTTAATAGTTGAATTTATTTCATTAATACGGTCTACTATATCTAATTTTTGTTCAACTGTTAGAGTATTTTTACTTTCTTGTTGCGATTTGAGTAATTCATTTCTTTCATTTTTTAATTCAGGAATAGTGTAAGTATCATTTTTAGAAAATTCATTAATAAATTCTTTATGTTTTCCATCAAGAGTTACAGAAGATTTTTTATTATACTTTAATTTTTTATTTGTTTTTGGTTTGAAACTAGGCATATAAGTAGTATATTATAACATTTTTTTAATTACTAATAAAACAAAATTATATTTTATATTAATTTAAATAAATTTAAATAATTAATAATTCATAATTTATTTTAATACACAAGTTAAAAGACAATTTATGTTTTCTCATATTTTAATAAAATATTTATGGATATAAAAATAAATATAGATAAGTATTTAGAAAATAATAAAATTAATATAGATAATAATACTTTTCAAAAAATGGTATTTGTATTTAACGCTTTAGATGATGGATGGAGTATTAAAAAACTGAATAACTCATTTATTTTTAAAAAAAACCACGAAGGAAAAAAAGAGATTTTTGATGAAACATATTTAGAAACGTTTATGAAGGCAAATTTTGATATGAATAAATTATTATTAACATACAGCAATAATTAAAATTTGGTCATTTTATTTAGTCATTTTATTTGATCATTTTATTTGGTCATTTTATTTGGTCATTTTATTTGGTCAGTTTATTTAGTCAAACAACATAATAATCACAATATTTTAGTTCATTTTATTTTAAATGTATTATGATGTAATAATTTTAGAAGTATAATAAAATATATTTGTGTTACATAAATTTTTAATTAAATTAATTAATTAATTTAATTAAATTAAAATTCGAAAAATTTTTTTCTTTAGCTTATTATATAAAATGGGTGGTGGACTTATGCAACTCGTAGCTTATGGCGCTCAAGATGTTTACCTTACTGGTAATCCTCAAATTACTTTCTGGAAAGTTACTTATCGCAGATATACTAACTTTGCCATCGAATCAATCGAACAAACTTTCAACGGACAAGCTGATTTCGGACGTCGTGTTCAATGCACAATCAGCAGAAATGGAGATTTGGCTTACCGCACTTACCTCCAGGTTACTCTCCCTGAGATTAACCAGCTTATGGGCGCCGGTGCCTATTCTAATACTGCGAGCCACGGTGTTTATGCTCGTTGGTTGGATTACCCAGGTGAGCAACTTATTGCCCAAGTTGAGGTTGAGATTGGTGGTCAAAGAATTGACCGTCAATATGGTGACTGGATGCACATCTGGAACCAGCTCACTATGTCTTCTGAGCAACAAAGAGGTTATTTCAAGATGATCGGTAACACTACTGCCCTTACCTTCATCACTGATCCCTCTTTCTCTGATATTGATGGTCCTTGCGACTCTGTTGCTCCTCGTCAAGTTTGCGCTCCTCGTAACGCTCTCCCTGAGACTACCCTTTACATTCCTCTCCAATTTTGGTTCTGCACCAACCCCGGTCTTGCTTTGCCTTTGATTGCCCTTCAATACCACGAGGTCAAGATTAATCTTGATATCCGCCCTATTGATGAGTGCTTGTGGGCTGTTACTACATTGAACTGCAATGTAAGCCCTTACCCAAGAGCTCCTACTTCTGCTTATCCTACCCAATATACTCCTGGTCGTCCAGTTGCTGCCGCCATTGCTTACAATCAATCTATGGTTGCTGCCTCTTTGTATGTTGACTATGTCTTCTTGGACACTGACGAGAGACGCAGAATGGCCCAAAACCCCCATGAGTACTTGATTACTCAGCTCCAATTCACTGGTGATGAGTCTGTTGGTTCTTCTTCTAACAAGATTAAGCTTAACTTTAACCACCCCGTTAAGGAGCTCATCTGGGTTGTTCAACCTGATTCTAATGTTGATTACTGCTCATCTTTGGCTTGTGATGCTCTCTTGTTCAAGGTTCTCGGTGCCCAACCTTTCAACTACACTGATGCTATTGATGCTTTGCCCAATGCTATCCATGCTTTCGGTGGCCCTGTCGCTGTTGCTGCCGATTCTCGTGCTTACATTGATGCTAACGGTCTCTTCCAAGATGCTGGTGCGGTTGATGTTGCCTGGACTGGATACTGGTCTGGTGCTGGAAACCCTTACAACGAGGTTAACTTGGGAGGCCCTGCTCTCCCCACCAATGCTGTTACCCCGGGAATGGTTCCTGATGCTAGTTCTCACAATGACAACTCTGGTGTCTCTGATGCCGGTACATTTGTCCTCTCTGAGACCTCTTTGGACATGCACTGCTGGGGACAAAACCCCGTCGTCACCGCTAAGCTCCAACTTAACGGCCAAGACAGATTCTCTGAGCGTGAAGGTTCTTACTTCTCTTGGGTCCAACCTTTCCAAGCGCACACCAGATGCCCTGATGAGGGTATTAACGTGTACTCTTTTGCCTTGAGACCTGAGGAACACCAACCAAGCGGCACGTGTAACTTCTCCAGAATAGATAATGCCACACTGCAACTTGTGCTCTCCAACGCCACCGTTGAGGGAACCAAAACTGCCAAGGTCCGTGTCTATGCCACCAATTACAACGTTTTGAGAATTATGTCTGGTATGGGAGGTCTTGCTTACTCAAATTAAAGAAATTGTTACGATTTATCGTCTCATTATATTTCATATATTTCATATATTTTAATAATTAAAACAATTAATTATTAAAGTTTTATCAAGGGTGTCCATAGTATTTACACCCTTTGTTGAAATAATATATTATAAACTTATTAAACAACTTAGAGACATGTAATATAGTATATTACAGAACTATAATGGAAATTATTAAGGCATTTAATTCAAACAATTTACATACAGAAATAGTAATAAAAGGAACTATCAGTGAACCCTTATTTAGAGCAAGTGATATAGGTGAAATTTTAGAAATGGGAAATATTAGAACATCAATTCAACAATTTGATGAAACTGAAAGACATGTCCATACTATGGACACGTCTACAGGACCAAAACAAGTAACATTTCTTACTGAAAAAGGACTATATAAGGTGTTATTTAAATCAAGAAAACCGATTGCTGAAAAATTTCAAAATTGGGTATGCGAAGTAGTAAAAGAAATAAGATTAAATGGTGTATATGATTTACAAAAACAACTATTACAAGTTGAACATCAAAAGGAAAAAGAATACGAGGTAAAATTAGAGAAACAAAAGGTTCTAGAAAGGGAAAAGGTAATATTAAAAGAATACGCAACAATAGGTTCAATTATTTACATAATTAAAGTAAAAACATTTGAAAATGGACAATATATAATAAAAATAGGAGAGAGTCGAAGAGGCATTAAAGATAGATACAACGAACATAAAAGTAAATACGAGGAGTGTTTATTGTTGGATTGCTTTGCCGTTAACAAAAGCAAAGACTTTGAGAGTTTTCTACACAACAACGAAATTATAAAATGTGACAGGGTTAAGGATTTAAAAGGTCACGAAACAGAACTAGAATTATTTCTAATTGGAAAAAATCTTACATACAAACGATTAATAGATATTATAAATAATAATATAAAATATTTTAACAACAATGATACAAATAAAATAGAATTAGAAAACGAACAATTAAAGCTTATGCTTGAAATGAAGAATACAAATAATGACAATTTATTGATTCAAGAACTAATACAAACTGTGAAACAAATGTCTGGAAAAATAGATGATCTAGAAAAATCAAACAAGGAATTATTACAAAAATTTAATTCAACACAAAGCAAAATTGTAACAGGATTTAATGAACCATTAGTCACACTAGGTCCCAGATTACAAAAAATTAACCCAGAAACATTAGAGCTAATTAAAGTATATGAAACTGTTTCAGAAGCAATGAAAGAAGATAGTAACATTAAAAGACCAAGTATAAATAAGGCAATTGTTGAAAATACTGTTTATAATGGATATAGATGGCTATTTGTCGTCAGAGAATTAGACGCTAATATAATTCATAATATTTTACCAACCCGTCAAAGCAGACAACAAAACATAGGTTATATAGCTCAAATTAACAAAGAAAAAACAGAAATAATTAATGTATATTTAGATAGAAAAACAGCATCACATTTCAATGGATATGAATCATCAGCGGCATTAGATAATCACGTTAAAAACAACTCTTTAACAAAGGGTTATTATTATAAATTATATAATGATTGTGATGAAATTTTAAAAGACAATTTCGTTGAAAAAAATAAAGGCGACCCATTATTATATAAAAATGGAGTTGGGCAATATGATTCTAGTAATAATTTAATAAAAGAATTTGAATGTAAATATGAGTGTATAAAACAATTAAAAATTAGTGATAAAACATTGGTAAAAGCGCTCGATAAATCTATAATGTATCAAAATTGTTACTATAAAAATATAGGAAGTAAACTAAAATGTTTTTAATTATTAAAGCAAAAAAGTGGTTTCCCACCTTTTACAAATTATATGATAATATGATAATAAATACAAAACACAATATATACACATAATAATTAAAATACTTACCTAATAAATAACAACGTTCCTCCAGTCGCTTCGCTTATATGTCGCTTCGCTTAAAAACCTATAGAGATATAAATATAATATAATAAATAAGAGTTAGTATAATGTTATAGATATAATAATAAATTAGAACTTACCTTAAGCATCGCGAATTTCACCATCCTCTAAGTCCTCAGGTGTGTCAACCAGACCCTTTCTCATTAGATACGACAAATCATGTTTAGCCTCTTTCAAGACCTTAGGACTTTGACTAGGTAGACGACCACACCCTTGTGTCAGAACCCACAACATTGACATTTGAGACTCATACTCTTCTTTTTTCTTATTTAGAATGGCCTCTTTCTCGTCGTATAAATCAGCAGGCTTTATCTCCACATAAGCGTTGTCTACCTGAGCCTCAAGAAGACTTAGATTCAATCGACCCTTCGGCTTGTCGCCATAGTGCTTCTTTCCGGTGTTGATAAAGACCTGCCACTTCTTGCTCTTGTCGTACTTATCGCAATAGATGAAGTCTGAACCATCATCGCGAATAGTGTTAACTAGCATACAACTATTTTCGCTGTTGTGAAAGTGATCGAAGTGTACATAAGCAGCCTTGTAATCGTAGCCGTTTCTGTCCTTCTTCAATATAAAATCTACCTTATTCACTTTACCAACGTAATAGTGGTGGAAAATAAAGGCTACCTTCTCGAAGCTGGTTCTTACGTCAACTCTGGGGATGAAGAAGCTGATTTGATCGTTATTTTCGTTGAAGACGCGGGGCCTGAAGACTGGGGTTATTTCTGTGAGACTGTACTTGTATTTTTTATTGTTGTTATTATTGTTATTGTTTCCGTTCATTCTCTGATTTCCGTTTCTGTTGTTATTCATTTGGTTTGACATTTTAATGTATTACTTATTATTTTATACAATAATTTTAAAACTTAAAAAGTATTTCAATTTTTTTTGTTTCAATAATATTTTTAATGTAAGATTTTATAAAATAAAATTGAAATAAAAAATATCATTTAATATTTTTGTATAATATAAAATGACAATGAACCAAATAATCGGTGGAACTAACTCAGAAAATGAAGAAGTAATAAAATTATATGTAAAAAAGATATTTACAACAAATACTAGACATTATTTTATAAATGTAAATGCTCCTTTAAAGGATATAATGGAGCATATATTAAATAATGCAGAAAATCATTTTCAAATTGACCGTAATGAACCAAAAGAATTAGTAGCAAGCGGGCAATCTATACCAGGAGTAAAATCAGAAGACGCACCAGCAATAGAATTAGAGAATTCAGGGGAAACATTTAAGCAAAGATTTGGTAACAGATATAATTTGACTGCATTTTATATACGATCCGCAGGAAATCGAATAATAGGTTAGAATAATTTTTAAAAATAACAAGCATAAATACTTGTAAAAAATAAATTTAAAAAGAATAAATTAAAAAAGTGAATTGCTTTTTTAATTTGATTAAAATGTATAAAAATAAAGTAAACCATGTCCAACCAAGGAGCAAACAACACTGTATATTCCGTATATATTCCCAAAATATACAAGGGGCGCGGGTTTGAAAAAATTGGAAGCGTATTCTTTGAGCTACGCGTAGGAAGAGTAACCCGTGTAGATTTTGTGCCTTTTAAAAATAAACGAGATTCGGGAAATTATCGTTCCGCTTTTGTATATTTTACCAAACTGTATACTGATAAACCGAATCATATTATAGATGCTATCGAAAGTAAAGGAAGATATCTTTTAAATTTAGACGCAAATATAGCCGTTTCAAAATACACTGATAGTGAGTATTGGGAATTACTGAAAAATAAAAAACCTTTTGAGGAAACTACAACAAATATTCATCAACTGGCTCACAATATGAAGATCATGGAAGAAAAAATGACAAAAATAGAGGAAACAAATAAAATTCTAACCGAAGAAAACCAAAAACTAAGAAAAGAAATAGAACTTTTAAAGGCAACTATGGAAAATAACGTTGAACCCACATTGTGTGATTTACACTGTAATTTAGATGCGACGCAATATAAAATATCACGGCTACAGAGAACTAGCTCTAAATTGATAGAGCAAATATTTGAAGATGAACCCAGTAAAATCTCACTAAATAATGATATGTTATACGGTATTCCGTATGCTAAAAGATTATTAAAAGATGAAACTGATTATGGTGACAGCGACAATGAAACGCTCGATCGAGAAAAAATTACTCAAGATAATGCTAATTAAATTATACAAAATTAAAAAATTAGTTTGTTATATTTTATAATCTCCTTACTTATAACAGGGTTTACAATAGGTTCACAATCACTTTGTTCTATTGAAACATAATTAAAATTATTTTTATTAAGAAAATCTGTTACTTCAATAGAATACAATTCATTGAAGCTATCTACGTCTCGTGTTAATACCCATAATGATATTCCTGATGGAGTAGTAATGATACTATATTGATATTCATCATCAATTATCTCTCCTAGTTTAACTACCCAATAGGGCGAATCAACCGGAACACCATCAAGGTGAACAGTTAGCTTACCAGGTTCCGAAACATTTTTGTAGTAACCATAACCACTTATTTTTTCAATCTCTTTATTTTTGTTTAATTGTGAATTTAATACACTTATTTGTCCATTATCTAAAACACCGTATTCAGCGGTTGCGCAAGTTCCATATCCTTGGAAAATAGCATTTGTTGGTGCTCCATAAACTTGAAACCAGTGACCTAGATAACTATTTAGGTTTAATTCAGTAATAGTAACTGGTAAAATAGTACTATTTACTATTCCAAAAAAAAATAAAATTAACAGATATAAAATCATTATATAATATATTATTCTAATATAATATTTTTAAACCCTTTACATCATTGAAGATTTAAAATTTACTTTTATTTAATTATTTAATTATTTAATTATTATTTTTTTTATAATTAATTACAGTCTTCTTCTTCCTTGACCTCTTCATATGTTGTGCCATTCCATACAACTTTATTACTATTAAACAGACGATTCATATTAATAATCTCAGGCTTTTCGGTTTCATTCGTAAACAACTTCATAATTGATACATCGTCTCTAAATCGAAGAGTATAAGTTTGCTGTATATTGCTTCTACCCACACGACCAAGGGCCTGAATAATTTTCTCCTGCGTTAGATTCATATCTTTACTTAAATACAAATGGCAAAACTGATAATTGGTGCCATAAATGTAATCGCTTGTAGCAATAATCATATACAACTTTTGTTCGTCGGCAAGTCTCTTCATTATTTCAGTATAAACAATATTTTCATGATTTATAAAAACACCGATTCCCATCATCAATAATATCTTCCATTTGTCATCGATACCATGTAACAACATAATTTTATTAATGGTTTCTTCATCAATATTGCTAGTAAATGTCGAAGATGTATTTAAACCATCTGCCCATTTAGTTAAGTGATGGTGCTTATTTGGAATAAATGTGTCATTTAAAACTGCCGATTTAATCATAGTTCTGAGTAAATTAATTTCATCTGTAACCCTACGAAGGGCATTTTTACAATCAACTTCTTCAGGAACTTCTCTATTAAATTTTTTACAATCCTTCATAGACTTTTTAGAACTTGGGTTACTACCACCGAATGTATGTTCTATTTTTGTAGTTTCAAATTCAAATTCCTTTTCCAGATCATTAATTTTATTATTGACAACATTATTGTATTCAATCTTCTTCATAATATCAGTCATGACAATTTGCGGTATATTTGCTTGTTGAATACAGAATTGTGCGATTTTCTCAACGTCGTTTGATATAAATATAGTAGGTCCGTCTGTGAGGGTAAATGAATCTTTTGTGGTAACATAAATTCCTACATTGTTATTTGCGTTTAACTTTATAGTTGCGCCTGATGTTTCTTGTTGCTGGCTAGTCGTTCGCAAAATCATATTATTACTATTACTATTATGAGTTATAGAACCTGGACCAATACTGCTATTTTTTTTTATAATTCTGTTTCCCTTAGTATCCACTCTATCATTAATAGGGATCCTGGAAACTCTATTACTCATAAAATATACGTAAATTTCACCCCATTTTGAAACATTTATATTTTGCAAAAGTTTAATATAATATACTTTTATATTTTTCATAGTAATATCATCAATAGTTTCAAAATGTCTTGGAATTATCATCTTCGAATTTGATAAACCATTACTAATTACAAACGCAATAAAATCTGTAATTTCTTTTAAATCAAAATATCTGGTCAATGTTAAGTTATTTTCACAATGTTTTGCTATTCTTAAAACTTCATTGTAGTCTTCGCTTAAATAATGTGGCAATACTACAAAACCATCTTTATTAACAATCGGTATAGATTTCTTACAATCATGACTTACAATTGAATGAATTTGTGCCTTAGAATGCTTTACTTTAAAATCAGCAATCGTTTCGGTCAATTCGTGTATTTTAGGTAAGGTAGCCGATGATAAAATTACATTAGGAATAATATTTTCCTTCCAGTTTTCTTGTATGATTTCGTGAAACTCGTGCTTATCATAATCCATTGTAATTGTCGGTTCATCCCAATAAGTGTAAATATTCGAAGCACTGTTAAACGACAACATATAATACATGGCAGGAATATATGATTTAATATCACAAATAATAATTTCTACATTTTCTCCGTTGCTATTATCCACTTTGCCAATTCCACCGCTTCTTTTATTTATAGTGTAATCTTTTGCGGCATAATAATGTAAGCGAACATCGCCAGAACTTGCGCAACCAAAAGCAAATGCGATTTTCTTGTGAATTGAAATTGCCGCCTTGGCCAGTTGTAATCCAACGTGTCTAGCAGCGCAAACAAATATCACTTTATATTGCTCTGAAATTGCGAGTGGTGTTAATGTTTTGCCTGTACCAGTTGGCGCAGTATATAAAATTAATTTAGGTCGTGCTTCTTTGACAATGGTGTAAATTTCTTTTTGATGTTCGTAAAGAGTTAAATCTCCGTATTTTAATATGCTCTTATTCTTTTCAATCAATTCATTTGCGTTCGATATAATATACCCCATATCTATATCATCTTCATACAATTCAATAATGCCTTGGGCTATTTTAATCAAGTGACGATTCATTTTTTTGATATTGTTTCGTAGTAACTTATACAATGTATAATAGTTGAATGTAAATATTGATTTTGTATTTGTTTCCACCAAAGAAACAGGCGCAAATTTGCTTTTAATAATTTCTTCAATATGTCCTAATAATATAAACTCATAAATTGATGTGTTATCAAATGAGTTAGGATCACTGAATCGCTCAACACGAATCTTGTCGGCGCTTTTAAGCTGAATATCGGTGCCCACGACCACTTCGATTAGTGCCTTTTTTTCAGTTGGTGGCAACTCTTCATTAATTTCTTTATTACCGCCTTCATTAACACCCTTATTACAATCTTCATGCTTCCTTTTTTTAGTTTCCTTCTTAACAAATTTGATAAAATCTAATTTGTATTTTTTTATCATTTCTTCAATAACTGGACGTAAATATTTGTTGAATAAGTAATCCTCTAATAACTCACTATATTCTATCTTCAAATATGTAAAGATAGAGTTAAAGTTATTCTGCTTTATATTAATGTCGTGATAACCAGATGTTATCATTTGTAGAATATCCTGTTCATTTGATGAAACAGGGACCTCGATAGAGTCCCATTCTGATTTATTAAGCTTTCTCTGATTCAAGTCCATTGTGTTGTAAATAATATTATACAATTATATTTTAGTAATTTATTGATTTCAATTTTTTATTAATGTATTTTTATTATAAATTTTAATTTATTAAACAATTAAACTATTTAACAATTTAACAATTTAACAATTTAACAATTTTTAACTTTTAATTATTTATACATTTTAAATAATTAAAAAAAATGAAACAAATAAATCGATATAAATAAAATATACTATATTATTTATAACAATGGATTCTCAAAGTTCTCAAACTCACAAATTAATTTCAATTGACGGAAATATTGGTTCTGGTAAATCTACACTAATGGAAGCCTTAAAAAATAAATTTAAGGACAATAAAAACGTCGTGTTTTTAAGAGAACCCGTGGATGAATGGGCACAAATTAAGGATGAAAATAATGTTACTATACTGGAAAAATTTTATGCAAATCAAAAGGAATACTCGTTTCCATTTCAAATGATGGCATATATTTCTAGGTTGTCGCTTTTAAAAGACGCAGTTAAAAATAACCCAGGAGCAATCTTTATTTCCGAACGTAGTTTGTTCACAGATAGAGAAGTATTTGCGAAAATGTTGTATAAATCTGGATTTATTGAAGAAGTTAATTATAAAATTTATTTAAAATGGTTTGATTCGTTTTCAAGTGACTTTCCTTTACATAAAGTAATTTATGTAAAGGCTGATCCACAAGTTTGTTTTGATCGAATTAAAACACGCTCAAGAACTGGAGAAAGTAACATTCCGTTGGCATATTTAGAAAATTGCCACATACATCATAATGAAATGTTAGATATAACAAATCCTAACTGTATTTGTGACGACCAGATTGTATTAGATGGAAACATTGATATTTATCAAAATGATAATCAATTAGACCGATGGATACAGGAAATTGAAGAGTTTATTGTATAAAATATTAGATGAAAATATACCAAAGATAAAAAATATATAAAGTAATTTATACAATTGTATACAATTCTGAGTGACGACTAGTATGTTCTATTTTTACTAATTTATCAAATTTAGTAGGGTTCAAATTGTCTTTCTCCAATATTACGCTATTTTTTATTAAATTATTAAAAATTTCTCTATTCATATAAATATCTTGATGTTTATAATCAGTTGTAAAAATTTTCTTTATTTTTTTGATTGTTTTATTAAAAAATTTATGAACAGGTGTTTTCATTTTTAAATCATCCAACAGAAAAAACACCGCTTTATAGGATTCGTTATTTCCTCCTACATTAATTTTACAAACCGTATCCCCATTATGCCTAACAATTTCCTTTGTTGTTTTAAATAAATCTTCGCCTGCTCCTTTGTAATATACACCCAAATATATGCTATGGTATTTTGGATTGGGCTTAATCTTTTGCGTTTTATTTCGTAAATTACAAAAAACCTTGTTGGTTTTAAAAACATTTTTACAAGAAAGTGATGTAAAACTCATCTTTTCATTATCATCGTCAGTGTGATAATATGAATTATTACCACTTTTAGTTGTAAATGGTAACAATGGTATTGGGTCACCATTTGTAACATATCTTCGAAACATTATTACTTTATTTTCTATATAATTATTATACTTAGTTATAAGTGATTTATTCATTGTTCTTGGACCACCAAATGTGACACATGTAATTTTTAGACTAGGTTTATTTTTTACCAATAAATATGAAAATATTTGTGCACAACCACCGCCAAGTGAATGACCTGTAGTAAATAATTTATAATTATTACTTTTTAAAAAATCTTTTGAGAGAAAATATATGGATTCGCAAATTGTATAATATATTTCACCTACTATTTTAAATATACCTAATAAAATTCCATTATTTGAATTTTTATTTGGTTTATATGGTTCAATTGAAGTTAATTTTAAATAAGATAAAGCACTTTTAACTGAATAAGTTCCTCTAAAAGATATAAAAATGGAATTTGTTAATTTATCTGCAATAATATATACACTCGAATAATTCGATGTTGAAATGGATATATATTTAATATTAGATGAATCAAAATCATTATTATTTGTGTGTCTTGTTTTTGTTATAGTATTAATTTTTTTATTAACAATACTAATATTGTTTATTTTGGGTTCAAAAATATTTTCAATGGAACAAGTATTTATTTTATGTAATTGTGATTTAAATTCAGGTATTTTAAATATTTCAATATAATTATGTAGAAAATTAGTATTATTCATATATGATAATCTTGATAAAACAGAACAAATATGACTTATTAATGGTATATCCATAAAATAATACAATAAAAAATTTTTATAATTAGTATATTTATTTAATTATAAAAATATAAAATATAAAATATAAAATAATACAATAAAAAATTTTTATAAATAATATATTTATTTAATTATAAAAATATAAAATATAAAATATAAAATATAAAATACTTATAATTAGTATATAAATATATTAATTATAAAATATAAAAATGACAGACAAAATAGAAGACGCAAAAATTATAAATATAATCATCGATTGCCCGCATTGTAATTGTCCAGTTGAAATAGTTCAATTAAATTGTAGAATATTTCGTCACGGTATTTTACGATCAAATGGAACGCAAATTAATCCGCATTCATCTAAAGAATTGTGCGATTATTATGTGGCAAATAACAAAATATATGGTTGTGGTAAGCCATTTAAGATTGAAAACACTGTCAATAATCAATTTGTAGCGATTATTTGCGATTACATTTAAATTATATAATTATTTATACCTTTTAACAAAATTTAAATATCAATAAAGTCAATCACTACCGGATAATGGTCTGAATTATATGTTACACAAGATTCAGGATAAGCGTGATAAAAAAACACATTATCTATTTTATTTAAAACACCTTGACTAACTAAAACGTGGTCAATCATAGAATAATCTTTACTCGATTGTGTATTACAATTATCATCAGAGTCATACCAATCACTGTATCGTTCGCTCTGTGTAACACTTTCAGCTACACTCGTTAATTCGTATTTACCCGCATATTCACCAAAGTTACCCTTTAAAATATTTAAAACTTGTGATGTTGGTTTATTATTATTAACATCTAAAACTTCACCATCAAAATCGTTCAAGTCGCCTAATATAATAACCTCATATTTACGACTAATATAATCCGCAATAACTGGTTGTAATACGGATGCTTGACCTTCTCTCTGTGCACACCTAGATGATTCAGTTGGTATTGCCAAAAGATGTGCAGCAATAAAAGCTACATTCATATTTCCGAGTTTAAATTCTGTAATATAATGTTTGCTAACACCGGTTGATCCACTTCCTGTATATCCACATTGTGACCCTTGTATAGGGTAATCGTATTTTTCTTCTGTTCTGTACAAGCTAACTAAAGGATCAATACGCGTTAGCATTCCGACATTTTGCCCAGTAGCTGAATCAGTGCCTTTTTTTAAGTAGGGTGTATACGTTGCGTCATTTAACATACTCTTAACCATATTGAGTTCATCACATCCCTCAATTTCACAAAAATTAATAATATCAGGATTTAAATCGTGAATAACCTTTGTAACATAGGACATGTGAGTTTGAGCTTCACTCGCATTACTCCATGAACAACCGCTTCCAGGACAATTGGCGGAACTATAATAGTCGATAAAAAGCCATTCAGCGTTATATTGAACTAAACGCAATTTGTTTTTATCTTGACGACGGTCGCCACTACTTGTAACAATAGGACATTCAGTATCGGCCATAATTGTGCCTACAAATAATGAAAGTAAAAAAAACAAACTAAATATCATATTTTATATTACATATATAAAATATAAATTTAAATATTTTTAATTGTATATTTAAATTTATAAAGCAATTAATTATAAAATTGAATATATTTAAATTTATAATTTTATAATATAATTTAATATAAAAGTAAAAATATGTTTGAAATAGCTAATACAAATAATACAAATAATACAAATAATACAAATAATACAAATAATACAAAAGAAATAAAAATAGAATATTTACTACAATTTGATGGTTGTAGTAAAGGTAATCCTGGGAAAGCCGGCTCAGGGGCGGTAATTTATAAAAACAAAAATGAGATTTGGAGTAGAAGCCTTTTTATTGGAGATAAAAATACAAATAACGAAGCTGAATATATTGGTCTAATAATAGGTCTTGAAGAAGCAATAAATATTGACATTCAGGATCTGTATGTTGAAGGAGATAGTTTGCTTGTAATTAAACAAATGAAAGGAGAATATAAGGTCAAGGCGGAAAATTTATATAAATTATATGAAAAGGCAAAAAAGCTGGAAAAACAATTTACATCTGTTTCATATAATCACGTATATAGAGATAAAAATAAAAGGGCTGATATGCTGTCTAATCTGGCTTTAAATAATATATAATAAAAATATTATATAATAAAAAATATAATATTATTAAAAATCTAATACTCAAGTAAAGAAACATTTAATACTTTATTCGGTTTGTATTTCAAAATATCTAATTCTTTTTTCGTACACGGGAAATCAGTTGTTCCATAAATATCTTGTAATAAAAGCCATTCAAATAACCCACCAGTGTATATAAATACATTATAAAATCCAAGCGATATTAATTGGGAATGTTTTGCATATATTTTTTCATCATTACAATTTCTGCCATAAATGATTATTTTTATATCTTTTCGTCCATTTTTTATAAGTTTATTAATTATATTTTCTTCATCTAATGCGTTGATTGTGTTAGGGAGCAAACAATGTTGTTCATTTGCGCCTAATGTATTTATTAGAACGTGTTGTTCATGATTTTTCAAAACGTATTGTGTATCTTCAAAATTTATTTTTTGCGTTGATTGAGTTTGTCCCATTATTTATTTATTTGATTTATTTTTAAATGTTTTATTTCTAAGTGTTTTATTTTTACTTCTAAGTGTTTTATTTTTACTTCTAAGAGTTGGTTCAACAAAAGTAGTAATCATAAAATGGTCAGATAACATTGGATATGGTTTAATAGTAGTTTTATTTTTTTTTACTACCATATTTGTAGCTATAAAATCTAATCTATTGTCTAATATAACCTTATTATGTTTACAAATAAAAGCATTCGGATTTTTACTACAATTCTTAATATTTATTGAAGCAAATTTTTGCATTAATTGTTTCGCAATATTTTTTTCATGTAAAAATCTAAAAGATTGTGTGCTATAATTCAAGCATTCTGAATCATGACAAACATCTTTAAATTCGCCAGGAATTTTTCTTACTAAGTTTTTGTTCACTAATTTATCAAGTAAATCATTGTCTTGAGTTCTATAATTTGTATCACCAGAAACAATTACTCCATTCTTTAATTTTGGTTTAATTTCTTGTAATAACTTTTTAAAAACTTGATTTAATTGAGTTTTGTGTAGATTTTTATGAGCTTCAGGAGAAAACGCACCTAAATGAAAACAAACACAATGTAATATATCAATATTCATATTAACCAATGGTCTAAAAGAGGCAAATAAAGATGTTTTATGTTCATGAATAGATAAATACGCTCTTTCGAGTAATGTTCTATCTATATTAAAATCTAATTTAATTTCTACAAATTTTTCAAGAATAAACTTTTTTGAATTATAAATAATACAACAACTTTCTATATTGATGTATAAAAAATGATAATTTTCTGCGTTTAATTTGTTTAATAATAATAATCCTTCTTCTTGTTTCCATTCTTGTATAAACATCAAATCTAAATGTTTTAATTTATTAATTGCTTCATTATTTGTTATAATTTTGTGTATATTTACAAAATTTTCTAGATTCCATTGAATTATTTCTAACATTTATTTTATAATATATATATAAAATAAATTACATCAATTTGTGAAAATCACCATTTATATAATGAAAAGTTAAAAAACTAATTAACCCAATTATAACATCTAAAAATAAAAATATCCATGAATTAGGGTTTCCTTGTATAGCATTATAAGAAAACAAACCATATAATAATGCGTGTAATGGGCGTAAATTATTCCACCATATTTTATCTCCTAACACTTCCGGACCTGTTTTTCTAGAACCAGTTAAATATATATACATAAATGCTATAGGCATTATTAAAGCTAAATATCCCAAATAATACAAATATTTAATACTAACATTTTTTGCTATAATCACAAAAAGAATACGCATTCCGATACATCCAAATAAAAACAATATAAATCTTATTTGAATTGCATTCATAATATTATTATAACACAATATTAAAATTATTCAGTATTTATTTTTATTACATTATATATATAATAAAAATGAAAAGTTTAAAAAAAAGAAACATCAAAAATAAAACTGTAAAATGTAATAATATACCTAGTTCTTTTAAAAATATTACTGCTACTATTCATTTTGATTTGGTTAAAAAAAATTTGGAATATTTAAGGAAAAAAAGTGGACTAGATGTAATGCCTGTTTTAAAAGCAAACGCATATGGACACGGGATTATAGAAATGTCTAAAATATGTAGAAAATTAGGTGTAAAATATATCGGTGTTGCTACTTTAGGTGAAGCAATTCAAATAAGAAATAGCGGAGATAAAGGAAGAATTTTAGGATGGTTATATGATATAACTAGTAATCAAGTAAAAGATGCTGTTAAAAAAAATATTGATATTGGTGTTTTTGATGAAACACATATTCCAATAATATCAAAATCATTACCAAAAAATTCTGTAGCAAATATACATTTATTTATTGATACAGGAATAGATAGGAATGGTGTATCACCTGAAAAAGTTGTAGATGCTGCTATTGAAATAACAAATGACCCTAAGTTTAAATTAGTTGGAATAATGTCTCATTTGTGCTGTGCTGATACAAAAAATAATAATGCAACAAATAAACAATTTGCACTTTTTAGAAGTCTTAAAAAAGAATTAGCAGAAAAAAATATCAATCCAGAATTATTCCATATTTCAGCCACAAATGGTAGTATAAATTATGATAATTCAGATTTTAATTTAGTTAGGTCTGGAGCAGGATTTTATGGTTTAGTAGAGGACAAAAATTTTACTCCTGTCATGTCATTAACCGCAAAAATTATTCAATTAAAAATTATTCCAAAGGGTAAAGGCATTGGTTATGACAGAAAATATATTACACATTCAAATAAATATGTTGGGATTGTTCCATTAGGCTATGCCGATTTGTTACCATTAGCAAGTCCAAATAAATTAACAGTATACGTTAATGGGACAAAAAGAAAGGTTTTAGGTTTAGAAAGTATGGACCAGATCGTAATAGAAGCAAAAAATAATGATAAATTAGGTGATGATGTTCAAGTTTTCGGCGATAAAACACATGGTTTTAAACAATCGTTATTTGATATTGCTAAAGAAGGTTCAACAACTCCATTTGATATAATAACACACCTTGGTGAACGTGTTAATCGTGAGTATAAATAATCTAGTGAAAATTAACGACAATTTCTACTTTTTCTTTTTTAATACTCTTTGTTGCTGAAATCGATAATTCTTCTCTCTTTTTGCGAGTCTTAGAGTTATCTATTATTAATTCCTTTCTCTTGGATGTGCTATTGCGGTTATTCATATCCTTCTCAATGGTTTCATAATTTTCTTCAATATAATCTACAACCTTATTCTCAAGCGCCCATTTAAAAAAATTAAGTTGTCCAATTGTTGTCTCGATACATGTATCTGTTTTATAAGGAATACTAATTCGGTCCCAACGGCAAAAGGGGTCAAATCGTTTCTTACTATACGCTTTCAACTTCAATTTATAGTCAACATATACTTTAAATCTTCTGCTATTTGCGCCGTCTTCAATGTCAAATATTGTGTAATATTTCTTAGCATAATTTGTAGCAAACCAGTCAACAATTCTAAGTGAAATCTTAGACTCGCCAGTAATAATTTTCAACATTCTTGTCAAATTTGTTTCGTCTTTGTAAAAATCCATTAAATTGTTCATTAATAGGTCATTTTGTGTAGTATAACTTGAGTTATTGCTCATATTTAGTTTTAATTGAGTTATGTATTTAAATACTTATTTAATATAAATTTAATATAAATTTAATATAAATTTAATATAAATTATTTTATATTAAATAATATAATTTTTATATAAAAAATCAATTATTTTCTTCTTTCTTTTTCTCTCTATCCCAATTTGTAGCTTGGGGTTTTAAAAATGTATCTCTATTTGACACATCATTTAAATAATTATTTGTTGTTAAATAAGGATTCATACTAACTTGACACATTAGGTCACGTTCAGCCAATTTTTTGTCTGTATCTTCTCTCTTATTTATTTGTCTAAAATCTTGAAGTCCTTGATTTTGAAGTCCTTGATTTTGAAGTCCTTGATTTTGATTTTGTCCTTGACTTTGAATATTATTTAAAATATCCCACGTATTTTCATCGTGATTTAAAGCAGATGTATACGCTGATTTTTCAATTTCTTTATTAAACTTAGCATCATTTATATCATTGTTTATATCATTATTATTTATATCGTCATTTCTAGCATTGTTCTGTCGTTTACTTCTCCCATAAGGTCCTCCATATGTCCATTTCCATTCCATTCTATATATCTATTTTATAAAAGAAGAGAGAAATATACTCATATCTACTTTTATAAAATAGAACAATTATATTTCAAGGTATAAAGTCTTATTCTTTTTTAACAATACACAATTGTTGTGTAAATAAGAATTTTTCCTTTGTTCTACATCGTCTTTTTAAATTACATTCTAAACAAGCCACAACAAAATTGTCGTTGTTATGTCCTAAATCATTATCTATTCGATCTACAGTCCATTGTTTACCTTCTCTCACTATCTCATACAATAAATACATTTTAGAAAGGCAATAATAACAATTTAATTCACAATCAATCAGTTTATCAATAACATTTTTTAAATTTAATAATTTCTCTAAATCAAGTACTTTTTTGTCAACATCTTGTTGTTTATACCCGCTAATTTTACGTTCTAATTGCTGACACATAACACGGGATTCTTCGTTATACGAGGTATAATTATTTTCTCTGATTTTTTTAATTAATTCTACTTGTTTTTCAACAGTTAAAATAATTTTATCTAAATTAGACCATTTTTCAGTTTCAACCCGAATCTTATTTTTCTTTTCTTCTTTCATTACTTTTTTCATTTGATATCTATTATTTTGTCCAACAAATGTTATTTTTTTTTCATTGTTAGATTCATCCATAATTAATTATAAATATATTTTAAATTTATAATTCATACATTTTCTAATTCATACATTTTCTAATTCTAATTCATACATTTTCTAATACTAATTCATACATTTTCTAATTTCTAATTTTTATTTTTTAGGAGATGAGTAAACCTTATTTTTAATAACAATTTCATTAAAGTGATTAATTAATCTCAATTTGTTATAATCATCCAGTTTATCCAAATTAAACTTTGTGTAAAATTCTGCTATTGGATTCTTGGGATCCAAAGTTTCAGCAATTATATTATTAACCATCATTTTATCAAGGTCTTCTAATAAAACATTGTATAAAACTTCTCCATTATAGGGAACATTTTTAACACCCTTTAATTTATCAACAAAATTCTTTGCTTTAATCATTTTACCATCATATAAAATTTTATGATTTGGAGTAATAATGGTTTTATTACAAGGTATATTTGTCCCTAGTGAATCCTTTTCGAAAGAAATTAAAAATTTATCTTGAGTAATTGTTTTTGTAATCGCAACAATTTTTTTCTTGTGAATCGTGTTTAATTCAGGATTAATTTTATCAATATGAATTAACCCTTGGTCTGTTCTAATAGGGGTTTTTTCTGGGAAACAAATATTGGAAATCGGTTGTGGTAATGTTAATAATACTGTTACAACTGATGTATTTGATTGGATTGTTTCAGATACACCATACCAAGCAGTCATATAGAAAGAGTATGTTTGTCCACCACTTAAATCAAACTCATACTGTGTATTATTTACACTAATATCTTGAGAAAATATAGTAGCGGAATCATATGTTTTATAATAATAAATTTTATATTTTGTCAATGTTGTCCCAGGAATAAACTCTGGTCTTGTCCAATAAATATAAGCTTTATTAATTCTACTAGATATTGCTATTATATTGGTAGGCGGTGATAATTGAAATATATTTAACAAATTATAATCTATAGTTGGTAGAGACTCGCTTATATCATTTGTAGAAGTCATATAAATTGTATAAGTTTTTCCATTAATTAAACCAGATGTTAATTCATATGAAGTATAATTTGCGCTAACATCAATATTAATTACATTACTTGAATTATCCATATCATAATAATAAATAGTATATTTGGTTATAGGATGTCCTTGTATTTGTATTGGAGCGTTCCAACTAAGTGTTATTTTATTAAGAGCACTAGATACTACAGAGACAATCAAAGGTTTAACTGGTTCAAATTGATTTACAACAATAATATTTGATGTATGTGATGATTCACTAGTAGCATTTGATGCGGTCATATTAAAATTATATATTTTCCCGCTGGTTAAACCGTAAATAGTTCGAGAAGTGATATTAGAACTAACATCAATTGATGTTATATTACTTGAATTATCACTTGTAAAATAATAAATAGTATATTTTGTAATAGGGTCGCCACGATCAACAGTTAGTGCTGGTGTCCAAGAAACAGTTACTTGGTTAAGAATAGAGAAAGAAACATCTACATTTGTAGGTTGTGGCTGTTGTTGTTGTGATATAAGTAAACTTGAAGGTATTGAATTAGTTAAAACAGAACTATTATAATTATTTGATGCTGTCATTTTAAAGTAATATCGTGCACCACCAATTAAATTAGTTAATGTAAATGAATTAAGATTATTCGATACATCTTGAGAAGTTGGATTATTTGAAGAATCCATTGTGTAATAATAAATAGTGTATTTTGTAACAGGACCAGATCCGCTTACAGTTGTGGCTGAATTCCAAGTAACAGTTGCTGAGTTAAAATTATTACCAGCAACACGTATATTAGTCGGAGCTGGTTGTTGTGTATATAGAGTAATACTTGACGGTGTTGAATATGTTCGTTCTGATTGGTTATTTATATTTGTTGCGGTCATAAAAACATTATATGTTTTATTAGTAGCTAAACTACCAATCGTATAGGTTCTAATATTTGCGCTAACATCAATATTAATTACATTGCTTGAATTATCTGTAGCATAATAATAAATAGTATATTTTAATACAGGTCCTGTTCCAACGGAGGGTGCTTCGGTCCAATTAACATAAATATTATTCGTATATGATGTTATACTAACTGACGCAGGCGGTGGTTGCGGTACTAATAAAGGTAATATAAGAGGAGTCGAACGCAATGACTCTCCATAACTATTAGTTGCTGTCATAGAAAATGTATATGAATTTCCTGGTAAATTATTAAATGTACGCATAATATTACCTATTTCAACCCTCTGTGTAAATGTATTTGTAGGGTTATACGTATCATAATAATAAATATTATAATATAATATTGGAAGCCCACGTACCGTACTAGGAGTACTCCAAATAATACTTGCTTGGCTTAAAAAATTAGATGACGCAAGTGTAATAGTAGGAGATGGTTGCAATTGTGGTAAGATTACACTTGTATTAACTGTATTTATTGAATTACTATAACTATTAGAGGCAGTCATATAAAATATATATGTATTATCAATGTCTGAACTATTTACTAATCCATAAATTGTTGCGGATGTATTATTTGCACTAATATCTTGTTGTGATACAATTGATGGCGATGATGATAAATAATAATAAATAGTATATTTTGTTACTTGAAAAGAATTTATTGTTAACGCACTAGTCCAAGTAATTGTTGCTTGATTTGGATGCAAAGATATTCCGGATACATCCGTTGGTGGTGGTTGTAATGCTAGTATAAGTACTTGATTAGATGGATTACTTGCTAATGATTCATTATAATCATTTGTAGCAGTAACATAGAAAGTATATGTTTTTCCGCCATCTAACGTATTATTAAAAATATAGGAAGTATAGTTCGCACTAACATCGATACTATTAGGAATATTATTTGATGGATCATCAGTATAATAAATGGTATATTTTGTTATAGGACCACTGTTAACAGTTTTCGCAGATGTCCAATTAACAATTGCACTGTTAATCGTTGTTGATACAACAGTTACATTATTTGGCGGCATTTGTTCTTGTAATACATTTACATCGACCATATTTGAACTAAATGATTCGTCGTTTGTATTGGTTGTGGTCATATAGAAAGTGTATGTGTTTCCTCCAATTAAATTATTAATTATATACGAAGACGCATTAGGATCAGTAATAACTATATTACCAGAATTATCACTTGAGTCATAATAGTAAATATTATAACCTGTTACTGTAATTCCAATAGTTTGCTCATTAGTCCAATTAATAGTAACACTATTTTTGATAGTAGATGTTACACTTTGTATAATTGGTGGTGGTGGGGGTGGTAATATAAAAATAATTTGACTATCCGTTGCTAGAGATTCACTTAAACTGTTTGTTGCTGTCATATAAAATTCATAGTAATCGCCACCGATTAAACTATCGAAATTATATGAAGTATCCGATGCACTAACATCTAAACTACTAGAAATATTACTTGACAGATCAGTGTAATAAATAGTGTATTTTATTACTGGTGCGCCATTAGATATATCTATATCTTGAGCTTGAGTCCAACTAATCGTTGCTTGATTATACCCAGGTGATGATAAACTTAAATCAGTTGGAGGCGGTTGTCTTATGGGCAATGGAATTAATAATGGATCAGATAAATTAGATCCTAATGCATCAATAATCTCCTGCGCAGTTATTTCATATGTGTCTCCTGGAGTTAATCCGGTTATCTCAAATGTAATTTCACCCAATTTAGCGCCTGTTCTTGTAACATTTTGAATTATAGGCATTATATACTATATTATTATATAATTATTACTTAATTATATAATTTATTTTAATTATTTACTTATAAATTTTAGATTATTTACATATTTGTATGATAATATAATTATCGATATTTTATTAGAATCTGGCTACATTTATAGCGTGGTCATATAGAAATTGAATGTATTTCCTACAATTATGAAACGGTACCACTATAAATGGGATATTTTGTTGTAGTACCCGTAGTAGTATTTGTAACAGTAACAACAACAGTAGTATTGGTTCCACCTGAGACATCTTTATTAGAACCTACGATAGACCTAGGTATCGAACTTGAAATAGTACCCGATACGGATCCATTATAACCAGCAACAACACTAACAACTGGAGCTAATGGTCTAGAGACAGATCCCGATACATTAAAACTAGAAGTTGCTCTTGTAACAATCGCACTTACTACACCTGGTGGCATTATATACTATATTATTATATAATTATTACTTAATTATATAATTTATTTTAATTATTTACTTATAAATTTTAGATTATTTACATATTTTTATGATAATATAATTATCGATATTGTATTAGAATCGGATGATGCTCCAAACACATTAGTAGCGGTCATATAGAAAGTGTATGTGTTTCCTCCAACTAAACTATCAAAAGTATAGGTTGTATCAGTTGCCCCAACATCTACATTACCAGAATTATCATTTGAGTCATAATAATAAATGGTCTGTTTTGATACATCTCCGCTGTTAACAGTTTCCGCTAAAGTCCATGTAACAGTTGCTGAGTTAACATCATTAGAAGAAACGTCTAAAATAATTGGTGGTGTTTGTTGTTGTAATACAGATACAGTGGAAGAAGAAGAATTAACCGATGCTCCAAACACATTACTAGATGTCATATAGAAAGTGTATGGATGTCCTCCAACTAAACTATCAAAAGTATAGGTAGTATCATTGGCACTAACATCTACATTACCAGAATTATCACTTGAGTCATAATAATAAATGGTGTGTTTTGATACGGCTCCGCTGTTAACAACCGAAGATGGTGTCCATGTAACAGTTGCGGAGTTAAGAGCACTAGAAACAGTGCTTACATTAGAAGGTGGTGTTTGTTGTTGTAATACTTCTACACTTGAAGAAGAAGAATTAACTGATTCTCCAAACACATTACTAGATCTAATGTAGAAAGTGTATGGATGTCCTCCAACTAAACCAGTGAAATTGTGAGAAGTATCATTGGCACTAACATCTAAACTACTAGAAACATTACTGGATACATCAGTGTAATAAATGGTATGTTTTGATACAGCTCCGCTGTTAACAACCGAAGATGGTGTCCATGTAACAGTTGCGGAGTTAAGAGCACTAGAAACAGTGCTTACATTAGAAGGTGGTGTTTGTTGTTGTAATACAGATACACTGGAAGAAGAAGAATTAACCGATTCTCCAAACACATTACTAGATCTAATATAGAAAGTGTATGGATGTCCTCCAACTAAACCAGTGAAATTGTGAGAAGTATCATTGGCACTAACATCTAAACTACTAGAAACATTACTGGATACATCAGTGTAATAAATGGTCTGTTTTGATACGGCTCCGCTGTTAACAACCGAAGATGGTGTCCATGTAACAGTTGCGGAGTTAAGAGCACTAGAAACACTGCTTACATCAGAAGGTGGTGTTTGTTGTTGTAATACATTTACACTGGAAGATGAAGAATTAACTGATTCTCCAAACACATTACTAGATCTAATATAGAAAGTGTATGGGTGTCCTCCAACTAGACCAGTGAAATTGTGAGAAGTATCATTGGCACTAACATCTAAACTACTGGAAACATTACTGGATACATCAGTATAATAAATGGTGTGTTTTGATACGGCTCCGCTGTTAACAACCGAAGATGGTGACCATGTAACAGTTGCTGAGTTAAGATCATTAGAAACAGTGGTTATATTAGTAGGTGGTGTTTGTTGTTGTAATACTTCTACACTTGAAGAAGCAGAATTAACTGATGCACCAAACACATTCGTAGCGGTGATATAGAAAGTGTATGGATGTCCTCCAACTAAACCAGTGAAATTGTGAGAAGTATCATTGGCACTAACATCTAAACTACTAGAAACATTACTGGATAAATCAGTGTAATAAATGGTGTGTTTTGATACGGCTCCGCTGTTAACAGCCGAAGATGGTGTCCATGTAACAGTTGCTGAGTTAAGATCATTAGAAACAGTGGTTATATTAGTAGGTGGTGTTTGTTGTTGTAATACTTCTACACTTGAAGAAGCAGAATTAACTGATGCACCAAACACATTCGTAGCGGTGATATAGAAAGTGTATGGATGTCCTCCAACTAGACCAGTGAAAGTATGAGAAGTATCATTGGCACTAACATCTAAACTACTGGAAACATTACTGGATAAATCAGTGTAATAAATGGTGTGTTTTGATACGGCTCCGCTGTTAACAACCGAAGATGGTGTCCATGTAACAGTTGCGGAGTTAAGAGCACTAGAAACGGTGTTTACATTAGAAGGTGGTGTTTGTTGTTGTAACACATTTACAGTGGAAGATGAAGAAT